AGGAAGGGTACGCGCCAGTGATGTGTTACGCGCAGAACTTCCGCCTGCCGCTATCGTCGCTGATCAAATGACCGAAGACGAACTCAAGCAGGGAGAAGAGCTAGCCGAATACTTGCAGGTGTGTATCCAGAAGGATTGGTACTTTGAGATCTCCCCAGATGAGGCGCGATTGCTCGCTGGATACCTCCGCGAACTGCAGCGGCTAGCACATCTTCCGTATCACTGCGGATCATGACTGGCGCTGAGTTCAAAGCCCTCCTCAAAGAGGCAGGGCTATCCCAAAGTAATATAGCGCGGGCGTTGAACGTGCCCGTTCGTACCGTCCACCGCTGGACTAGCGATACCTCTCTACGGCGCGTCAACGAATTCGCCGTACGGTTCATTCTGCAGACCCGAAACTTCCCACCGCTGTGACGCCTACTGAACTCCGCGACCTGCTGGAGCGGGCCGGTAAGAGCCAGCGGCAACTCGCGCGTGACCTTGAGATACCCGATCGCTTAGTGCGCTACTGGTGCACGGGCCAGCAGCCCATAGGCAGATTCGAGGAATGCGCTATCCGTTACGTGCTCGAGCGCACACCCGCTAACTAGCGATTCTGTCTAGCTAGACATACAATCCCCCGCACACGTGGCCCGCCCCACTGGGACCTGCCACAGAACTCCACCAAGCCGGCAGGCTTTGGGACACGTGTGCCACCCAGCGAAGTCATCGAATTACGGCCGAATCACCCTGTAAAGTTTCAGGGAGCAGGCGCCAATTTCACCCATCATCCGGATGGGACGGAGATGGTGGACCTGTTCGGGCCGCCGGATGACAGCCAAATTACGGGTATCCAGCAGACCAGCCCGCAGAACTTCGGGACCAGCGGTGCTTTCTCGGAGAACCTCGCCGAGTACATGTCGACCAGCCAGAGGAACTATCTGGCTCAGCGACTCACCGAGTACCACCGGGTAGACCTCGACTCACGCAAGGAGTGGGAGAACCTCACCCGTTCTGCTTTATCGCTCCTCGGCATCGAGAAGCTTGAGATGAGCCGTCTGCCCTTCCCCGGCGCGGCCTCAATGCAGCACCCCGTGATCGCCGAGGCCTGCGTCCAGTTCAGTAGCAACGCCATCCAGGAGTTCTTCCCGCCTACAGGCCCCGTGAAGGGCGACCCGCTGGGCGATGTGACTGAGGACATTGAGGACAGTGCTGAGCGCGCCGCTCAGTATATGAACTACTACCTCACAGTCATCGATACGGGGTACTACGCTGACAAGGACCAGTCGCTGTTCTATCTACCGACTGCGGGGAGCCTCTTTAGCAAGACGTGGCTCGACCCACGCGACCAGCTCCCGCGCGCTCGGTACGTGAAGGCCGAAGACTTCGTCGCTCCCTATTTCGCCCGGGACCTCGAGAACTGCTCTCGGTACTGCCATCAGTACCAGATGACGAAGAGCGAGATCGCCAAGGCGATGGCGCTGGGGGAGTTCATCGAGCTCAACCTCCCGCGGCCGCCGCTGAACTCCGAGGATGAGCAGTACCGCGGGCAGAAGATCGACGACATTTCGGACCGCCGGGTGCGCTCGCTGCACGATGAGGACGAGCTGTTCGACATCCTTGAGTACCACATCGACCTGAACCTGCCAGAAGGCGTGGATGAGCAGGACCAGGGTGGCCTTGAGCTGCCCTACATCGTGATCTGCGACAAGACGAGCCAGGAGATCCTCGCGGTACGCCGCAACTGGCGCCAGCAGGACGAGAAGCGCAAGAAGCGCGTCTGGTTCGCCCACTACAAGTTCTTGCCGGGGCTGGGCTTTTACGGGTGGGGCTTCCTGCATGTCATTGGATCGCTCGCTGAAGCCATCGGCGGCAGCGCGCGCGCACTCCTGGATAGCGCACTTATGGCGACTGTCCAGGGAGGATTTCGGGCAAAGGATGGTCCGAAGAAGGGGGGCAGTCTTGCTATCCAGCCCGGCAAATGGATTGACATCGACGCGACAGCTGAGGAGCTAGCCAAGGGGTTCTACACCCCCCCGAGCAAGGAGCCCTCACCCGCGTTGGTGCAATTGTTCCAAGCGATGGTCTCGGATGCGCGCCGCTTCGCCTCACTGACTGAGGTACTGGTCGGGCAGGCGGACAACAAGGCGCCCGTTGGTACCACGCTGGCACTCATCGAACAGTCGATGAAGCTCTTCACGGCGGTACACAAGCGCATCTTCGCCGCTGCCCGGGAAGAGTTCCGCATGCTGCGCGAGCTCATCCACGACTTCGCGCCCGACAAGCAGTACCCGTACCACATGGATGGCCAGGCGCAGGTTGCCATGAAGGCGGACTTCGGGGATCACACGAGCTTCGTACCGGTTGCGGACCCGAACATCATCTCGGACGTGCAGCGCATCGCGATGGCGCAAGCCGTTCTCGAGCTGGTGGAGAAGGCGCCGCAGCTCTACGGGCCTGAAAAGACGATCGAAGCGCATGTGCGCTTCCTGAAAGCACTCAAGGTCCCAGACTGGCAGAAGATCGCCCCGGAGATGCCAGCACCGACCTACATGGATCCGGTAGGCGAGAACATGCTGATGATGACGGGCAAAGGAGTGCGCGCATTCCCGGGCCAGCGGCATGACCTGCACAACCTGCTCCACGACCGTCAGGACCAGATCGCTCAGAACACGTTGCCGCCTGATCAGTACCAGGTCGTGCACAGCGCGCTGATGGCGCACATCCGCGAGCACTTGGCGCTGCAGCAGTTTGAGCAAGTTTCGGCTGGCATGCAGCAGTCCCACCAGATCCCACTGCCGCCCACTGACTTGTACGGGCCGAACCAGCCGATGGACCCCAAGATCGAAATGGCGGTCTCCATCCTGGCGGCGCAGAACCTCCCGCCAGTCCCTCCCCCCGTGCCGGGATCACAAGCATCTGTGCAGGGAGGTGGGCCGCAGTCGGGTCAAGCGCCTCCGCAGCAGGAAGCCCAAGCGCAGATTGCCGCCGACCAGGCGAAGACGGCTGCGGGCATCAAGAACAAGGAAGCCGAGACGCAAGCGAAGATCCAGCGCGACACGCATACATTCGTGGCGGATCACAAGCAGCGCGAGTTGGAGCATGAACAGCGGCTACGGCAGCTTGAGGAAGAGCACCGCGTCCGCATGCGCCAGATCGACGAGGAGACCTCCGCCAGCATCCTGCGCAAGCACGCCGATGGCCTCGTCCAGCATCGCCATAAGCAGGCCGCGCACACCCAGTCACTCCTGCAGGCTGTCGACACCCACCGCCAGGGCCTGAAGCACAAGCAGGCTGAGGCGAAGGAGTCACTGCTGGCCAAGAAGACACAGCGGCGCACGATGGCCAAGCAGCCCATGAAGAAGGCGGCTTAGCGATGAAACGCAAAGCCACTCCCCAGCAGGCCCGCAGCTACCTCTTCCAGCGCCACCCGAACGGCTTCGGCATACCGCCCGCGAAGTTCGCGGCGGCTGCCAATGAAACGGGCTCGTCCTTCGATCACCTCATCCACTTCATCTCGCGCCTATACGCGGGCGGAGCACAGCAATCTCTCTTCCGCGGCGAGGATATCTCAGCCGCCGCTAACTCAGGAGCCTAGACATGAAACCGAAGAGCCCACACGGCATGAGTCATCCGAAGGCTGGCGGCGAGCACGAGGATGCGCTTGAGCACGGCATGCCGAGCGATCGGCACAGCGAGGGAGCGGGTACTGCGAATGCGGGGACTGGCGTGAAGCCCTCATCCAGCCCGAATCATCTGGAACAGACCGACTATCCGGAGCCAGGTGAGCAGACTGCGGGTGGCGGCGGCCACAACCATCGCATCCTGCCGACTCCCTCGAAGGAAGCCGCTGGTCCTATCGGCGATCGCAACGTCGGCAATGCGCGCGGCGTGATCGGTAACGGTCGTGGCTCGAGCGGCAAGTACCGCGGGACCATGGGCGACGGCGCCAAGGGTGAGCCGAAATACAAAGGGACGATGGGCTGCTGATGACCGCCGACCTCCCCATACACGTGCAGATGCTGATGGCCTTGCGGACGCAGGTCCAGACACGTCAGCGCGAGCTCGAAGGCCGTATCGGCCTAGGTGTGGAGGAGCGGGAATACCAGCGCCACGTGGGCCGTATCGCCGAATGCAAGGTCCAGATCCAGCAGATCAACGAAATGATGAAGGCTGACCTCGACGATGTCAGCGACTACTTGGAGGCAGACAGACGTGAGCACGAGAGAACCCAGCGCGCTACGCCGGGCGATCGAACAGGTCAACGACGCACAGCGGCTTCAACCCATAACCGATGGGGAAGTTGAGGCGCTTGGCAACGTAGCGTTGTGGCGAATCCTGGTCGAGCCCTACATCCCGAAGCAGCGCGGAATGATCGTGCGTCCGCCGCAGGTGGATGCGGCCGAGCGCGTGGTCTCCAAAGTAGGCCGGATCGTGCAGGTGGGGTGCTTTGCCTATCAGAGCCGCACCACAGCGGGTCTGGAGCTCTCCCAAGCGCGCGAGAAAGCCGAAGTCGGTCAGTACTGGCTCTACGAGATGTATGCCGGCCAGGAAGTGCACCTGCGCTCCGGCCACATCCTGCGCCTGCTCACCGACACCGAATTGCTGATGCGGGTGAATGACCCGGATCTCCTCAAGGGTTACGCCGAGTAATCCACCACACACGGCACACGTGCCGGGGGTACTGATCGATGGCCAAAGCGAAACGCAACTTGAAGACTCACCCGAAGCCTACGGGCGATGACGCGCAGGATGACTTCATCCCGCCGGACCGTCAGGACCAGTTGGCAAACCGCGAGGATGCCGGCCGGACCGAAGTGGTCGATGTGTTCGGCAAGGCGGAGACGGTCGATACCGGCGTACGTGCTGAGGGGGATGGCGTCGACGTGAATAGCGCGACTGAGGGAGATGCGCGCTCTATGGCCTCTGAGAATGACGGGGCTGGGGAGGAGGAGCCCACTCCACGCCGGACACGCACTGAGCGCGAATCGCGTCAACACACGACCAGCGATGATGATGAGGGCGGCTACGGCGCCAGAGTCCGTAAGCGCATCGCTCGAGAGCGGGCACTCGTCAACCGCGAGCGTGCTCTACGTGAGCAGACGCAGCGAGCCCTAGATGAGGAGCGCGCAGCCCGCCAGGCGACCGATGAGCGCATTGCTAGGCTGGAGCGCGCCACTACCGAGGTCGCGCAGAACGCGGGCGTCAAGGATCTCGAGAACCAGATCGCGACCCTGAAGCCGCAATTGGCCGCCGCCATGGAAGCCGGCGAGACCGCGAAGGCGTTGGATATCCAGGACAAGCTCTCGGACCTCAAGGCGAAACTGGAAGTCGTCAAGTACGACTTGGCGCAGCGTGCTCGAGCCGCTGAAGCCGCTGCGGCCGCCGCTAGATCGCGTACGACCACCACGACCACTGAGGCAGACAAGACCACTGAGATTGATCCTGATGCGGCTGCCTCGGCCGCGGCCTTCAAGAAGGCGAACCGTCACTGGTGGAACCGCACAGCCAACAAAGAGGCCAAGGAAGACGCGGTCACCATCGACCGCGAGATCCTCCAGGAGATCCAGGACGGCGAACTCGACTTTGAACCCTACTCGGATGAGCACTGGGAAGAGGTGGCTCACCGACTCCACGAGGCCTATCCGCACCTTGAGATCCAGGACCTCGACGGCCAGCCCTACAACTTCGATGACGAGGAGCAGGAGAACATGAACCAGAACGACCGTCGCAACGGCGGTAAGACCGGCCGTCAGCAGAACGGTCGTCAACAGGGCAACCGCGCTCCCACCCGTGGTATGGGCCAGAACGGACGCAAGTCGGCAAGCGATATGGATCTCGCGCGTCAGGGGAAGGTCACTCTTGATCAGGACGACTTCGCAACCATGCGCCTGTTCAAGATGGACCCCAACAATCCCAACGACAAGAAGTACTTCGCCAAAGAAAAGATGCGCTCGATCCTCACCGGTCAGCGTGACACGACCGGAGGTAATCGCTAATGAAGGCCAAACACGTTGGATTGACGGTGCCCCCGGATGAGGAGGACGCAAGCCTTCCTGGAGCGGCAGTACGTCCTGCTCAGCAGCGCATCGCAGGCGATGAGGTGGCCGATGAGATCATCGCCGCCAGCGTGAAGCGCGCCGAGAAGGCGAAGGCCCGCGCGCAGACTGTGAGGCGCGAGAAGATCACGCCCAAAGCGAAACAAACCCACGCGGTGGACAACGACAACGTCCACACCGCGAATGAATCTGATCGTCAGGCCGACTCGCGAACTGAAGTCGACCGTGACAGTGAGGTACCCACCTCATGGCGACTGCCCAGCCTGTTGGACGCCCCGCCCCCGCGGCCGGGTATGTGCAACCGCTGGGTACGCCTGAAGGCGGGTAGCGAAGAGGATGTCGAGCATTTCGAAGCGATGCTCGAGGAAGGCTGGCGCCCCGTTAAACGATCGCGCGTGCGACGGGCGCATGAACTGACGGCCAGCACTCATGGGAAGTACGATCAGTACTACGTCAAGCGCGGCCTGATTCTCATGGAAATGCCAGAGAAGCTGCAGATCCAACGGGATCGCTACTTCAAACAGCAGCAAAAGGACATGAACCGCGGCGTCGATCGGAACCTGTTCAAGATCAACCACCGTGTGATGCCGCTACTGCAGCCTGAGCGCAGTACGCGAGTCACCACCACGGCACGGCGTGGTCGACTGGACGATGCCATTCCGGGAGACGAGGCGGAGGCCTGAGGCCTCCTTCCAGCACACCCATCCCCTAAACGGAGACCTCAATGGCTAACGTGAATGCGCCGAGCGGCTTTCGAGTCGCGAAGCACCAAGGCGGTGGCACAGCCAACCGCCGGACCCGCTATCACATCGCTGGTGCTTACGGAAGCGCCATCGCGGTGGGCGATGCGGTGGAACAGACCACCACATCCAAGAACATCATCCGACCTGGTGCGGCGACCGACCGCCTGAGCGGTGTGTTCGACGGATGCTTTTACCTCGACCCCAACCAGTCGGCGCCGCAGTACAACCGGCTCTGGCCTGCCGCTCAGGCAGTCGTGGCGGGCTCGACGGTGGATGCATGGGTCTATGACGACCCGCACACCATCTTTGAAGCCCAGATGTCGCTCGCCTTCGCGCTGAGCTACATCGGAGCGCTCGCGAATCTGGTGAGCGGTACGGAGAACACCACCATCAAGATCAGCAACGACGCGGTGGACTCCACCACGGCGGCTGGTAACACGGGCGTGGTCTTCCGCATCGAGGACATCGTCAACCGGCCCGACAACATTGTCGGCAACTACGCACGGGTGCTCGTGACGATCGCCCTGCACTACCTATCCGGCGCTCAGACCGGTATCTAAGGGAGCATGCCATCTTGATGAACCGAGCAGACTTTCGGCGGCAGCTCCAAGAAGGGCTGAACGCCGTTTTCGGTATGGAATACGACCGCTACCCGGAAGAGTGGCGCGACATTTTCGACGTGGAGACCTCACAGAAGGCCTACGAAGAGGACGTACTGATGTACGGACTCGGCGAGGCGCAGGTGAAGGACGAAGGCTCTGCCGTCGCCTACGACGAGGGAGCGGAGAGTTACACCGCTCGCTACAACCACGAGACCATCGCTCTGGCCTTCGCGATCACCGAGGAAGCCGAGGAAGACGGCCTCTACGGCTCGATCGGCCAGAAGATGAGCCGCGGCCTCTCTCGCTCCTTCCTGCAGACCAAGGAGGTGAAAGGTGCGAATGTCCTCAACAACGGTCAATCCTCGAGCTTTCCGGGGGGGGACGGGGTCGCCCTGTTTTCGACTGCGCATCCTTTGGCGAACGGCGCCGTTCTGTCGAATACTCTCGCCACGCCAGCTGACTTGGCTGAAGCGGCCATGGAAGCCCTGTTGGTGCAGATCAGCCAGTGGACGGATGAGCGCGGGATCCCGATCAAGCCGGATGTCATTCGGCTGATCATCCCCACCCAGTTGCAGTTCATTGCAACACGCCTCTTGATGACGCCGTATCAGCCCGACACTGGCGACAACAACATCAACGCGATCTTCAAGCTGGGGAGCATCCGCGACGGCTTCTCGGTCAATCACCGTCTCACCGACCCGCGCAACTGGTTCTTCAAGACCAACGTGCCCGATGGCCTCAAACACTTTGTCCGCAAGGCTATCAGCGGAGGGGTGGAGGGGGACTTCGAAACGGGCAACATGCGTTACAAAAAAAGGGAGAGGTACAGCTTTGGCTGGACGGACTGGAGAGGTGCGGCGAGTGGCGGCCCCTAACATAACACGTTAGGTTTCCATGCCTCTTGCAACAACCTGTAACAGAGCGTAATATCAGATGAATGAGAACTTGCACAGCCACGAACTGCAGCGCCAAGCACTACGGCAAAGGGCTGTGCAAGCTTCATTACACGCGGGCCAGGGAAGGCAAGCATGGGTTAGAAGCGAAGACTTGCAAGTTCTGCGAGAGAGATCTCGCTGGGCGTCGCCCGCAGACAGTCTTTTGCAACGTTCGTTGCCAAATGAAATGGGGACGGCGCTTCGGTTGCTATACCCCAGAGCGCACGATTGCCTCTCGTGGCACATGTACGGTTGCAGGCTGCGATCGACCGCTACACTCAAACGGAATGTGCAATGTCCATCAGCGCCGCGTATGGAAGCACGGCGACCCCACTGTGAACAAAACGAAGCGCGTGGCGGCTGTCTGCGCGAAATGCGGCATGCCAACTGGCAAGGGCAAAGCCAAGGATCTGTGCGCGAACTGCTACCACAACGGGTACTACTTCGCGAATCACACCGTAGAACGGGCGCGGCGGAATGCTCGGCGTACGCGCGTCCAGATCGCGACGCCACCGTGGGCCGACATGAAGGCCATTCACCTGTTCTATATCAACTGCCCTCCTGGTCACGAGGTCGATCACATCGTACCTCTGAAAGGAAAAAGGATCTCCGGACTTCATGTCTTGGAGAACCTGCAGTACCTACCTATCAAAGCGAATCGCACGAAGCTCAACCGCTTCGAAGTCTGATTCCACTTTTCGCCGTATCTAATCCGTGTTTTGAGACCTCACGGGTTAGTCCTTTGCCGGGCGGGGCAACTCGCCCGGTATTTTCTCGTCACTGACGGGGTAACCAATCCCTGGCTATGGAGCTGTCATGACCACTCGACACACGATTACGCGCGCAGACACGATGTATTCGCAGTCCGCGTATTACCCCCCGGCTAATCCGCTGCCTGGATTGCCAGTGAGCGTGACCAACTACATCAACTTCGGGGTTATTGCGGCGGCTTCGGCGAATGCGATCTGCACGAGCCAGGCGAGTTCGGGCGGCACGAATGCGCTCGCGATCAACGGGGCGCTGGCGACGGCGGGAGTCGCGACAATCCCGACGCCGCGCAATGCGGTTGCGGCGTGGACCGGAACGGCGATCTGCACCGTGACGGGCACAGACTACTATGGTGTGGCGCAGACGGAAGTCTCGGCCAGCGGTACGTCCTTCACAGGCAAGAAGGGATTCGCGACGATCACGGCGGTGACTTTCTCGGCTGCGGTGACTGCGGCAACGGTTGGGACGGGCGTGAAGATCGCGCTGCCCTATCGGGTGGACACGAATGGCGTGTTGGACGCCCTCATGGACAACCTGCCGGACGTGACTTACACGTTTGTGCCGGCCGATACCACGAGCCCTGCGACCTCAAGCACGGGCGATGTCCGCGGCACTATCGCGGCCTCGACCGCCCCGAATGGCACGCATGCCTACGCCATCAACGTGATCATCTCTGATCGCACTGGCGGCGTCGGTAAGCAGGTCGGCGCGTACGGCGTCACCCCAGCCTAACTAACCTGAGGGGGCGCAAGGCCCCCTCTTCGGGAGTGAGCGATGCGTACGACGGTTACGGTCACGGGCGCGCCGGGGGATTCCGCCTGGGTACCAGTGAGTTACTACCAGAATCCTTTCTCGGTGAGTCTGGAGTACTCGCCATCCACTGATGCGGCGGGGCCGCCGGCTGGATCGGTTCAGCACACCTTTGATGATCCGCAAGTCCCTCACCAGCCGCAATCGATCACCCGATCGGGGACGACGGCTACCGTGGTCGATCCGGGCCATGGCCTTCTGACGGGCGATTGCGTCATGGTCTTCGCGAGCGGCGACCCGAACCTCAATACCCCGATCGGCATCGGCGCCGATATCACTGTCGTAGATGCGAACACGTATACCTACACGGTCGCGAATACGGGTCTCACTGCAGCGTTGCCAACCGCTCAAGTGATCACGCTGCGAGTCATCAACCACGCGCAGTTGAGCAGTACTGGCACTACTCCCCCTGGAGCTTCTCGCCTAGATGGCAACTACGCCTTCCCGATTCGCGCGTGCCGACTGAAGATGAGCGCTCTCAGCGCTGGTAGCGCTTCGCTCACTGTCACGCAGGGCGCAGGACGGTAATGCCATGCCCAGCGTCAGTCGCGCGAATGGAGTCAGCCCTACAGCAAGTGTGAGTTATCCGCCCCCTGGGACAGTGAATAAGGGCACTGGAGTTTCTAACGGAGGGGGATCTAATCCTGGACCGCCGAATGTCCAAACGGATGCTGGCATCAATGTAATCACCGATTCGGGCGTGCAAGTCACTACAAGTAGTTAGCCATGAAGAAACTCTTCCCCCTTCTTTTTCTGTGGCCACTGCTGACGTGGGGGCAAGTCAAGCTACCCAATTTCCCTGCAAGCCCCGGAGTGCTTGGGACCGATTTGACATGGGATGACACAGGCGCGCTCACCCAGAAGGCAACTTTTGCGCAGGTTGCGTCTTATGTGACAGGGCAACTCCCGTCATTGCTGACTTGTTCTGCTAATCAACTTGTTTACGATACGATCAGTGGTCTTGCTTGCAATCCCGCACTGACCTGGAACAGCGGCGCATTCCAAGTAGGATCTCTGGCAAATGGCAATGAGACGTTCTTTTTTCAGGTCGATGGCGCGATGGGCGCGCCCACTGACGGTAATGTAATAGCGTCATGGACTGATTTTGTTAGTACGCATTTCGCGACTGCGCCGGATAATTTGGCGGTCGCCACGAATGGAACAATGGACTACATGGATATCTGGCGCAACGTTAATGGATTGACAGGCGTATGCGGAGCCCAAGGGACCATTACCGCGGCCTACCTGCCCTGTCGTATTACGTTGGCAACCAATGGTGGGGCGTTTTCCAACAGCCCTGTTTCCGGGGTGCAAGTGATCTTGGGGCCGCTAGATCCGCCAGGAACGTCCCCCTATGATGAAGGATTTCGGATACGTTGCTTCGACAATGACAGCTGCGGGTTTCTAAACGGCAATCACCGAACGGGCTCTACCGGCTACGGCTGGACCTACTCATATACAGGGCCGGGACCGTCCACTCGCTTTGGCACGATGACGGAGCATGTGCCTGCGCAAACGACCACGGCGGCTAGCGCGCAACGTCAACCACATGTGACTGGCGCGCTGAATGGCAGCGTGACGGGGTCAATATCGAGCAATACGCTTACTACAACGGGCGGAACGGCAACGCTCGCGGTAGGTCAAACGGTAGTGTTTCCCGGCTCTACACCCGCCGCCTATATGGTGTGGGCAAGTCTTGGGGGTAGTCAATACACGTTAAGTCAACCTTGCGTGACGACGTGTACAACGTTGACAGGATCGGCGTACAACGAATTAGCAGCAGGCTATGAAGGATGGATGACTTCAGGGGGCAGTTTCGTATGGCAGATGAGCGATGGCGGGACGGATAGTGACTTAGGGGGGCCTCTGGCGGGCACTACTTTTGCGTATGTTGCTAAAACCGCAGGCACCTCTCAAGTCAACGTTACACTTGGAGAGAATACAAACCCCTCCAGCGTAACCAACATAGTTGGGGGTTCGCCGGGTAATACACAAGTAAATAGCCGTCCCATGGTAGGGGCCGCTGGGTCCTGGACAAACGGCAACTGCGCGGCGCTCCAGAGCAGTACGGATGCTATCGCTGATTTGGGCACGACTTGTCAAATCGTGGTGAATTACATTGCTACCGCGAACGTTGCGACGTTATCCGGCTCACAGACCATTACAGTACCCGGCGTGGCAGGGGCTACAGCCACTGTCCAATTAGGTACATCGATCCTTTTAACGGGGCAGACGGTAACTCAGAACAATGGGGTTTATTTCGTCCCGGGCGGTGGGGGCGCCTGGGTACCGCTCGGAATCTTTCAGACCGGCTATGTCATCCCACAATATACAAATCTCGTGGTCCGGGATACGACGACCGGCTCGATATTCACGCTCAACACCACCGCGAGCAACATTACCGTGGGGACTACCTCCCAGACCTGGAACGGAATTACTGGGATTTTCTCAGCCTATAATCAGGCGCTTACTGTCGGACCTGCCGCGAATCCTACTGGCGCAGGAACTTCAGCGACCTACACTGCAGGCGATAGCTCCACTTCATCCGGTGCGGGTGGAGGAGGTTTGACGATCGTCCGAGGAGGCAATGCGTCCACGTTGACCTCTGGAGTAGCTATAGGTGGCGGCCTGATTGTTGAAGGCGGCAAGGGGGGCAGTACAGCAGCCAACGGTACCGGTGGAGTGGGCGAAGTGTTGGGCGGCGCGGGATCCACCACGACATCGGGCAACTCAACTGGCGGGGATGGTGTCGTGCAAGCGGGTCCGAAAGGTAGTGGTACAGGCTCCAATGGGAATTCCCGCATCAAAGATGCCAACGCGAAGACCTGGATATTGGTTAATGACACCGTAGCATCCAACCTGCCGACTCAAACCTCTAACGGCGGTATCACCTGCAACTCGAACTCCAACGGCTCATTTATGGCGGTGAGCGATGCGACATCCCCAATAAATGGGGCCGCTTATACGAACGGCGGCTCAACCCCAGCGCAAATCTACTGTAACGGCACGTCGTGGCTGGTTACTAATGGGGGCGCCTCCCCTGCGTATAGCCATGAGTCCTATCAGCCCGGACTATTGACGTCGATCGTCAACACGAAGAGCATCTATGCGACCTTCGTCAAGGCGTCCACAGTCGATAACATCAAGGGATCGGCGCAGTCCCTCACGACCTGCACCACAAACCCGACGATCACAATGTATGAATGCGGCACGGATGCTTCGTGCGCATCGCCGACAACGATAGGTTCAGTGACAATCACAGCTACCGGTCAACGGATGGACGGCACCGTGAGTAACGCGGCCATCGCGGCGGGAGACTCCATCGCGTGGGCGATATCCGCCGGAGCCTGCGCATCGCTCGATATCGGCGCCACAGCGCAAATACACAGCAACTGAAGCGATGAGTGCATGACCACCGAATCTGGCACCTACCTCTATAACCCCTTCATCTCCGAGCTCTTCGATGAGGCGGTAGAGAACGCAGGGATCAATCCTTCCGCTACGGGAGGCGCGCACATCAAGAGTATGCAGCGCTCCCTAAGGCTGATGCTGAACTCCGAGTGGGCGACAATTGGGATACGCAACTGGATGGTGACGCAGGAGAGTCACACGACGGCGGTCGGGGAGACGACGTTTACGTTGCCGGCTGGGGGTATGGACATTGTGGAGGCGGTGCTGCGGCGTCCCGGAAGCGGGATAGCGACCTACTCTGATGTGGAGATGTACGCGATCACCCGCAACGAGTACCTGACGCTGGTCTCGAAGCAGAACCAGGGACGGCCGGACCGATACTGGGTCGAGCGGCTGGCCGACACGAAGGTCGTGCACTACTGGCAGGCAGGCAGCAATACCACCGACCAAATCGTCTACAACATGTTCCAGCAGAACCAGGATGTGACGAGTTCGTTGCAGTTGAACTTGGGATTGCCGGTGTATGCGTACGCGGCGCTGGCGGCGGGGCTCGCGGCGCGTCTAGCGTTGAAATGGAATCCACAGAAGTACGAGTTGCTCCAGACGATCTACGCTGGGCCGCAGTGGTCGCAGAATCCGCTGAATCCTGGTGGATTACTTGCGATGCTGATTACGGAGGACCGTGAGCGCGGAGATATCGACACTTATCCGGCTTTTGAACCGAGAGTTGGAAGACGCTGATGTGCAAACAGCGGCCATGTAAGTGCTCTATCGACTTGGTAAAGACGATGGAGGCCCACTTCTGGAGAGAGGGAATTCCAGTCCCTGGTCTATTCCACATTGGCTGGTGCTTCATTGAAGGAGGTCCACGGTGGCGCCAGCTGTGGGTCGTATTGCCGTGCGAGGGCGGTGAATTGCACGGAATCCCGATCAAGGGACCCGGCAGCGATCCACCGGCCGACAGGGCTACGTGGAATTGGGACGGGAATGAGGATAAACCGACTCTTACGCCCTCCATCCTCACGTGGCGCAGCAAGGACGTAAACAAGCCGGACACTCCTGACAATCGAGAGGAGGTGTGGCATGGCTTCATCACGAACGGGCGTGCGGTAAGCTGTTAAGTGGGTGGTCTGATCAAGGGTGCGTGATGCGCGAGATTCCTTACTTCCCCGGATACTTCATCACTGAAGATGGCCGCGTTTGGTCATTGGTGAAGTGCAAGACGAAGGGGAGATGGCTTGCTCGGCACCTAACGCGGCGCGGGTATCTACGCATTTGGATGAAGCACCCAGTGCTAGGGTCGATTCAGATGTACGCTCATCGCCTAGTGGCCCTTACTTACTTACCGAATCCTTTAGGGTTGCCAGAGGTAAATCATAAAGATGGCGTGAAAACGAATTGCACCGTTCTCAACTTGGAATGGACCACCAAGAAGGGAAATACTGACCACAAAGCGGTAATGGGGCTTGCGCCATGGGGCGAGCAACACTTCAGGGCAATCCTCACTGAGCGTGATATACGTCGCATCCGTAAGCAGATCGCGCGAGGAATTCAGTCGACTCTTATCGCCAAAGAGTACGGGATCTCGCCGCAAACAGTAGCCGATATTAAATTCGGGCGTTCATGGAGCCACCTCGATGGCTAACAAATACGCCAAAGGCTCGAGAGCATGGTGTATCTGTGGGCGTAGCGGAATGAAGTTTTTGTTGAAGGACGCCGTATTCGATGGTCGCTTTCCGAATATGCGCGTTCACCCAGATTACTGGGAGGATAAGCATCCACAAGAATTCCTCCCCAAAGTTGAAGACCCCGTTGCGCTCTACCGTCCATCGCCAGAGACGATTGCCGCACCGACTGCGCCAGTTTTGACGGTGGGCACTGAAACATTCGGCGCTCCCGTTCTTTCAGCGGCCGTAGTCGCTGGGCCAGGGGTGCAATTGACGTGGACGCTTGATGCCCTCACTGCGGGAGGGGTCTCGACTTACTCCATCTATCGGGCGACAAACCAAGGAGCCTACGTCTTCCTGGCGAGCGTAAATGCTCCGACGATGACGTACATCGACACGGCATTAACAGCTCACAACTCATATGGATATTTCGTCGTGCCTGTGGCCTCAAACGGGGCGCAGGGGGCGGCTTCTAACATCCTGTCGCAGAGCGGATCTATCCAAGCTGTCTACAATGTTCCAGGCGTGTACACGTGGCAGAAACCAACAGGAACTCTCATCATTGATATTCCATCAGTCATTGGTGGAGGAGGAGGTGGCGGATCTGGCGAAACATATTACCTTAACGGTACGCCAGGGAGTGCGACGGGCGGCGGCGGCGGCGGCTATATTAGTGTGACGGGTGTTTCTGGAGCTGCGGTTCCCGCTACTGTCACGATTACTGTCGGGGCTGGGGGCGCTGGCGGTCAGGCTCATACAACTGCGGGTTTTTCACAACAAGGGTTTGATGGCGCTGATGGTGGGAATAGCTCGTTTGGTACCTATGTCGTCGCTCATGGTGGGCAAGGTGGCGGCGGCGGCCAAACATTTACTCCTCCTGGGGGCGCGGGCGGAACGGCAACTACAACTTTGAGTGGGACCATTGTTTCAGAAACGGGCGGCGCTGGCGGTCCGGGAGGAAGTACTGGTGTGGGTCCTTATCCTCCGGGCGGCAGTACTACTCATGCTGGTGCGGGCGGAGGCACAAACGGCAGCCCTGGTGGTGTCGGGTCGGCTAGTAGTGGCGGCACTTCAGGGGTCAACGCGGGCGGAATCGGTGGAGTAAATGTAGCGAATTTTGCCGGCAACGGAGGCCCCGCTACTGGCGGAACAGGGAGTGCTGGGACTTCTACCGCAGCTAACACTTATTCCGGCGGCGGCGGCGGCGGCGGCGGCGGCTATGGAGGGGGTGGCCCCGTAATAGGTGGCGGCGGCGGTAACGGCGGCGGCTATGGAGGCGGTGGCGGCGGTGGAGGTTTAGCGATAAATACCGCTAATTTTGGGAATCCGACTCAGCCGGCTACGGCGCTTGCCGGTGGGACTGGTGGTGGAGGCGTTGTGGTTGTAAAAAGTTATTTGTGGTGATCCGATGCCTACTGCCCCTATCCCATTGACGCTGACGTGGACGCCTGCTGAGACAGGCATCACGGAGATTGATAGCTACACGATTTTTCGGGCGGTTGATGGCGGGGCTCAGACGGTGTTGGTCGAATGTGCCGTATTACGGGACTTCCTCGGCGGCATTATCGGGGTGGAAAATTGCACGACCGTGCCAAGCATTCCTACCGACGATACCTCCAGCGGCTCGGTGTATACCGTCGTCACAAATGAGGATGCGCCGATCACCTACGTGGATGAAACGGTTCAAATTGGCCACCAGTATTGCTACCAAATCATGGCCACTCCGATGGGGAATAACCAGTCGGTTGCGCAGGGCCCTCCGATCTCTTCGAACATCGCTTGCCTCACAGAATCACTTAGCCCACCGACGCTTAGTGGGTGGTACAACCCTGGGGGGCCCGCGGCAAATACGGTGTGGTCATTACCCGTAGGGGAATTCTTAGCTGTCACTGGATGGAGTCTCTATCGCTCAGTGAATGGCGGTGCTTACGCATTGCTCACCTCGCTTGCTGCCAATGTGCTCTCCTATGCGGACACGGCCGTTTCCAGTGGGAATACCTATTCCTACTACGTGACATACACGGCCGCGAGTCTCACATCTCCGCAGTCAACCCCTTTTGCCGTGATCGTTCCATAGAAGGCGCGCTATGCCGAATCTCGCTTGGACTTACAACACTCTCTTGCAAGCCCTGCAGGACTGGCCAGTGCACGCCTCAGCGATCTACCTGCGGAACCTGCCTAACCTGATCGGCTTGGGGGAGCGTCGGCTGTGGGGCGACCTTGATATCGAGGAATACGACAAGACGGACAACACGTCGATTCAGATGGGCATCGGGACTCGAGCGGTCAACAAGCCCTCTGATGTGATTCAGGTCCGGACGGCGGCGTATATCCACCCCGTCAACGGCTTTACCTACCTAGAGAAACGCTCGTCCGAGTACTGCCAGTCCTTCTCGCCGCTCTCTGCGGCTCAAGCGCCCCCGCAGTACTACCACGAGCTCGCATTCAACCAAATCGAGGTCGTGCCGACGCCAGACCAGGCCTATCAGATGTACTACCGCTACATCGGCGCGCCGGCTGAGTCCTTGAATCCGACCACGCCCACTGCGACCACTTGGTTGTCGCGCGCCGGCCCCGATGCACTGTTCGCCGCCTGCCTTGCGGAAGCCGAGCACTTCATCAAGGCGGATGATCGCTATGCGGATATGCTCACGAAGTACCAGCAAGAGCTTGTGCCGCGGTTGCGCAATGAGCTCCGCAAGTCGATGCGCACAGGGGACTACCAGCCCCTGCAGCCGGCGGCGATGCCCATACAGTAAGGACTAGATCATGCCCGCTGATTCCTACAGCAGTCGTCTCCGGTTCCGGCTCCAAGCTACCGGTGGCAACGTCAATACTTGGGGTGCGCTGCTGAACGCGGCGGCCATCCAGCTCGTCGAGGACTCCATCTGCGGTCTGGCGAACGTTCCCGTCTCCACGGGTGATGTCACGCTCAGCACGAACAACGGCGCGACGGATACCGCGCGCATGGCGATCATCAACCTCACTGGCGCCCCGACCAGTGGTTTCAACTGCATCGTCCCCGCCCTCCCGAAGATCTACCTCGTGGTGAATAACACGGGCCAGACGATGACGGTTAAGACGGCCTCAGGGACGGGCGTTGCTATCCCGGCCGCTTCTAATCAGTGGGTCGCGTGTGATGGCACGAACGTATTCGCTCCGCAGGCTGCGCCGGTCGGATCCGTAACGAATTCGTTACAACTTGGTGGCGTGGTCGCGGCGAACTACGCGCGGTTGGACATCTTCAATGCCTTCCGTGCTGGCAATGCGACGGCGTTCGCAAACCTCACGGACGGGGCGACGATCACGCTGAACGCGATGCTGTCGAACTGCTTCTATTGCCTGATCGGTGGCAACAGGACGCTCTCGATCACGAATCCTGACGACGGACAGCGCATCGAGATCTGGTTTCAGCAGGACGGCACGGGCTCCCGGACGATGACGTGGCCGGGCACTGTGATTTTCGACTCAGGGTCGACTGGGACGCTGTCAACGACTCCTGGGGCGATTGACCGCTTCCAGCTCACCTACAACGCGGGCGCAAACATCTGGCGGGCCCGCAGTTCGATCGGCGTGGCCACGCCAGGGACCGCAACCCTCAACCTCACCTCAAATGAGATGGACGTGAATGTCTATCTGCGTGTGGGCTCGCCTGGGGGCACCCCGACAGTCAACGTCGTCATTCCGGCTGGCGTCACGATTCAGGGAGGCTCTCCCGCAACGCCCGCACTCGATTTCACGGGCTTCCCCTCCGGCTCGACAATCAACCTGACGAACAACGGCTACGTGCTGGGTTGCGGGGGCGACGGGGGCAAGGGAGGCGAGTACGGTCAGAGCGGCAGCTCCATCACTGATGAGACCAGTGGCGCGAATGGAACCGATGGAGGGCCTGCAGTCAAAGGGCCGGGCGCAGGGATTAACTTCAACATTGCCAACCCAGGGTTCATCTGGGGCGCGGGCGGCGGCGGCGGCGGGGGTGGGGCGGCTGGCACAGGCTCTCCGCGTTCCTCCAATGGCGGCGGCGGCGGCGGCGGGGTAGGAGGGGGCCATCCAGGCTTTGGGGGCACCAACTCATCCTACGGCAGCCCTGTGAACGCCAGCAATGGGACCCCTGGTGGCCGGGGCGTGCACGGTGCGCCTGGGACAGGAGGGGCTGGCAATCATGGCGGTGGGACGACTAGCGCGGGCGCGGGCGGTAACGGCGGCGACTGGGGCTCACCTGGTGCGAGTGGAACGTCGGTGGGGTCGCCCTCGCTACCCGGTACTGGCGGGGCGGCCGGAAAGGCGATCGATCTGAACGGAGGATCGGTGACGTTCTCCAGCGGTTCTGGCGGCCCCAATATTCGTGGCTCGGTCACTTAGGACGCGACAGTTGCACTTTCTTCAGTCCCAGTCGCGTGCGTTCGCGGTTCTGCAGGATGTGAGCTACTGCGACGTGTACCTGCATTTTTGCATCATGAACCATCCCCCAAAGATTTCCGGAATGGATGCCATATATCCGCGCTATCTGGCTCAGAGAAAGCCGTCTCCCGGCCCACTCGAACAGTACGACCCTGCGTTGGTTATTGGCCTGCTCTTCAGCGGTAGCCCAACGAACGTTACCCGGCTGGTAATGCCCATCGTTATGGATGCGATCAAGCGTGGTATTCGGAGGTGCTGGGCCAATGTGGTCGAAGAAAGCCTGAAAATCGTTGAGCCATTCTTCGGCCATGCGAATGCCACGTCCGCCATAGTCAGGATACTTCTCGTCTGTGGGCGTATAGCATCGACCCTTCGCATGCTTCCACGCGCCATATTCGCGCGTGCGTCGAGGACGGGCATGCCCATGAACAGTGCGCCCCAACGAAATCAACCGGCCTTTGAGACACCCGCAGCTTTGGCTATTGCCGCTCAACAGATTCCATTTCTGGTACGGGGCTTCGTTTCCGCACTGACAGCGGCAATCGTAGTAATCATTGTGTCCCCGCTTACCCGCGTAACGAAGCACTGTAAGGAAACCGAAGGTCTGTCTCGCCTTCAAATCGGCGCTCTTTTTCTTCACACGGGGAGTATGGCGTAGATGGCCGGTCCTCGCCAAGCCAACACGATCGACATGCAGGTGCAGCCCGGCATCTTCATGCAGCGGTCTGCGCGGCAAGCACTCGGCCGGTACATCGACGGCGACAACGTGCGTTGGTACCTCGGCTTACCACAGAAGATGGGGGGCTTCCAGGAAGAGCTGCTGATCGATACGAATGGCAACCGCATCTGGTACCAAGGCCATGCGCGCAGCTGCCATCAGTGGGACTCGCTCGATGGGCAGAACTGGATCGCTTTCGGCACCGAGTACAAGCTCTATCTGATCAACAACGCGCGCCTGTACGACATCACGCCGATCCGGCAAACCGACACGATCATCAACGGCTTCGCGACGCAGGCAGGGTCGCTGGTCATCACGGTCACCGACCCTTCGCACAACGCGCAGGCTGGCGACTTCGTCACCTATTCCGGCATGACCCCCTTCGGGAATGTGAACGTCAACGGCGAGTGGGTCATCGCCAGCATCATCGACCTGAACACGTATACCATCGTGTACGGCGTACCCGTGAGCGTCACCAATGCGGGGTCGGGTGGCGCCGTGGTAGCGAACTACGATATCTCAAGCGGCCTCACTTCAGACGGCACGCTTTCTGGCTACGGCACGGGTGGCTATGGGCTTGAGGCCTATGGCACAGCACGATCGGCGTCGACCTTCGGCGGCTTTGCGCGCATCTGGTCGCTGGACAATTGGGGGGAGGATCTCCTCGCCGCGCCCAATGGTGAGGCGCTCTACTGGTGGCAGCGGCAAACAGGCCCGGATTCCCGCGCACTCCTTCGGCCGACGGCGCCCGCGAACATTGAGCGCATGCTGGTGGGACCGGACGATCGGCATGTCCTAGCGCTGGGTACCAACCTGCTGAGCACGGATGCGACTACTGTCACTGGGCAGCAGGACAAGATGTTCGTGCGCTGGTGCGAGGGTGACAACTTCGACAACTGGGTCGAGACCACGCTCAATGACGCGGGAAGCAAGCGGCTCGACACTGGCTCGCGCATCATCACTGGAGTCAAGACGCGTACCTCCATCGTCATCTTTTCCGATGAGTGCCTTTACACGGTCGCTCTAGTCGGGGGCACCGACGTTTACCAGATCACTCCACTCGCCCAGTCGGTGAAGATCATCTCACCGGGCGCCGGCGTCGATGTCTTCGGGACCGTGTACTACATGACCGAGAATGGCTTCGCGTTCTACAACGGCACGGTCAACGACTTGCCTTGCGATATCGCCGACTACGTGTTCGGTACGAAGAGCGACCCCACCTCCGGCATCAACCGCAAGATGCAGAGCAAGGTCACCTGTCGGGTACGGCTGCAGTTCTTTGAGATCCACTGGAGCTTCCCGTCGAACAGTTCGGACGAGAATGACAGCACGGCGATCTACAACTGGCAGCTGGGCATCTGGTACAAGTCCTCGATCGCCCGGGAGAGCGGCCTCGACAAGAATGTCTTCTTCGGGGTGCCGATCGGCTTTAACGATACGGGGACGTATCTTGAGGAGACGGGAACCGATGTCAGCAGCGAGGAGGCGCTATTCAACTTCCTGACGACGTGGGAGGGGGAGTTCGCCATGACCTCTCGCCACGATGTGCCACAGAACCAGACGCTGTGGTCGATGGCCTCAGGCTCCATGCTTATGCTGCTGCACTCGCTCATCCCTGACTTCAAAGAGATGTCGGGCTCCGTGACGCTCCAGGTCTTCGGGCGTGAGTTCACAGGAGATGCGACGGTCTATGGTGATCGTCTCATTGTGACCCCGACGACCGATCAGATTGATCCACAGTTCTGCCAGCGCCGCGTCGCGCTTTACATGGAGTCGGTGACGATGGGCGATTATTGGCGGATGGACTTCTGGCGCGCGATCGCGAGCCCTGTCGGACGACGCTGATGACTATCAAGCGACACTCCCTTGCGGCTCCTGATATCCAGTTTGGCGACCCCAAGCTCGATCGCCTCATGCAGTTCGTGCGCACGCTAGCCGCAGAAGCGCAAGCCCTCCAGCAGATGCTACGTTCCGGCAACACAGGCCAAATGCTGCTCAAGAACAGCACCAATGACTATGATGCCTCATGGGAGACAGGCGGCGGTGGAACCATCACTGGGGCTGAGAACGTCGGCGATGGCGCGGGGGTATTCAAGGATATCGAAGGCGCGTTGCTCGCTTTCAAGACCCTTATCGCTGGAAGCAACATCGATTTTTCCGTGGATTCAAATTCGATCACCATCTCGGCATCTGGCGGCGGTAGTGGCAGCGGAACGGTCACCTCTATCGGCATCAACAGCGCAGATCTGAAGGTCACGGGCTCTCCGATCACTACACACGGAAGCATTGAGCTTGAGATCAACACCAATGTGGTGACCTACGCGAAGATGCAGCAAACGAGTACGGATGCGGTAGTGCTCGGCCGCAAGAGCGGCGATGGCATCGGGAACGTGGAGGAACTCGCGGCCAGTGACCTCGCGGCCATCATTGGTACATCTGGCTATCCCAAGCAGCTAGCCTACGCGGGGATCGTATGAGTGGGAATTTCGCGCCACTGCCAGTCGCCAACGGTCAGCTACCGAATTCGCAGGCAGCGATTCTCACTTGCCCAGCTGGGATGAACTATTACGTCAAGCAGCTTTATCTCTTCAACAACAACGCGGCGACCCAGACGATTTTCCTGTACTTGGTTCCGAATGGCGGCACACAGACGACGTGGCATCGGATCGTCCTAGCGCAGAATGAGTCGGCGCACGTGCTGGAGGATGCGGAGTCGGTGACGCTCACCCCTGGAGATGCGATTCAGGCGGTGACGACCACAGCGGCCGCGGTCGACTTCACTTTCACTGGCGTGCAGGAAACGTGAAGCTCTATGACCAAAACGGCTTGCAGAAGCGTCTCGCGATTCCCGTTTTCCCGATCGCGGTCGCAGATTCGCCGGCTGCCTCGGTCAATGATTACAGCCCAGCAGGATGGGGGTCGACGGTCAGCCGTCTGGAAATCACACCGGCTTCTGGTGGGACGGTCATCACTGGGCTGAATGCCTCGGTACACCAGGTCGGCGATGTCGTGGTAGCCGTAAATGACACCGCAACCGTCACGGATCTTGTGACCTTTCCAAACCAGTCCAGTTTTTCCCTAGCGGCGAACCGCTTCATCGGCATCGGCGGAGAGGATTACGACCTCCTGCCTGGCGCGGGAGTTCTGCTGCTACTCACCGTCGCCGGCTGGCGGTTCCTGCTATGAAGCTCTTCGACCCTCAAGGCCTGCCGAAAGATGGTCCAGTAGGGCCCGCTGGTGCTGTTGGGACGCCAGGAACGCAAGGGCCGGCTATCTATCTGGCCGCCGAGGATGGGGAGGATGGATGGCATGCAATCCCCGGACAACCAGGAGTAGCTGGAGCCACGGGCAGCGCCGGTCCAGCAGGGCCTGCAATTTTCTTTCTCGCTGAGGATGGGCAGGACGGAGAGCCTGGGCCACCTGGGGCGGTAGGGCCGGCGGGTACTGGCGGGGCTACTGGGGTAAATATAACTCCTGACACACATCCAAGTAGTCCAACAGTTTGGGATGATGAGTTTGAATTTGGATCCTCTATCGATACAACGGGAGCCAGGTTTGCTGGAGCGAATGCATGGGTGCTCATAAATAATGGCGGCGCTACTCCCGTAACCTCTTTGGTACAACTCGGTGGTTTAGCTAACATATCGGTGAACGGGTCCAGCAACTCTGGCATATTCTTTTCACAAGCCGTACCCGCAACCCCTTGGGAATTTACATGGAAATTCTTCGCCGCAGCGGGCTTTGCGATTTACAACAGTTCGACGTACAAGGGATATTACTGGGGATGGAATGGAACTAACTTACAACTCCAAAGCGAGACCCGTAACGCTAGTAATAATACTTACTCCTTCAACGCGACTACTGCTACACAGACATGGAGCGGTATAGTTCCAGTGTATATGAAGGTCAAGAATGACGGGACTAACTTAATATTTTCGTATAGCGCCGGTGGGTTGCAGTACACTGTACTGGCTACAGTGGCATTGTCAGCTTGGGTCGGAAGCGTTACACACATAGCGATTATAGGGAACGGCGGCGTTAATATCGTATCGGCGCACCAAATGGATTGGTTCCGCCGCACTGCTTAGCGTCCCTCACCCTTTCTAGGAGTTTGCAATGGCCCAGCAGAAACTACTGAACATCCAAGCGATCGCGCTTTCGGCATCGGCCGCGAACTTGCTCAACTGCAATATCACGTCGCTGGCAGGACCGGTTGGCTTTACGGCGACGCAGCCCTATCTCACCATCCTGCACATCCGTGCCGTGAACAATGACAGCTCCCCGCACACCCTGAAGCTCTTCAAGGGCGCGACAGGCGCGAGCGCGGTAGGGACTGAGTTTGCCTTCGCAGGTGAGACCATCGGCGCGAACTCACACGCGGACTGGTACGGCAAGACGCGCTTCGATGCTGCCGACTTCCTCACAGGTCTCGCTGATGTCGCGAACAAGATCACTCTGAACATTGACGCGGAGATTGGCTTCGCGTAATCAGCATCGCAGTCCCCGCAGTGCGGGCACTCTGAGGTATGAAGATGCGAGAGAAGAAGAAGGATGCGGTAGTCATCAGGCCAGCAACGGCGATGGACAGCGTGAATTTGGTCCGCCTGATCAAGGCCGGCTACTCTGAAACACCGGCTAGGGAAATCGGCAAACTCGATGAGCAGAAGCTCCTGGAGTACGTGACTACCACGCTGCGACACGCCTTCGTGATCGTCGCGGATCTCCAAGGACGGCTTCTCGGCAGCATAGGCGTGGCGCCGATTCGCACGCCATGGTGCGAGACTGTAGTGCTGGCTGAGACTTGGTTGGCAGTGACGCCGGCCTATCGTACGACGCGAGTCCCTGAGCAGCTACTCGACGCACTGGAGCGATTCCTCGACAGCAACAAGCTAGTCGGCTTCCTGGGATCGCAGATGCTGACGCCGGCAGAGTTGAATGAGGTCATCGCCAAGCGCTCAAGCTACCTGCCCTCTCGCCATACCTTCCTGCGCATGCCGCTACCGACCCTCACGAAGGCGGCCAGCGCGTGATTACGTTCATGATCATAGGAGCGCCTCGGTCAGGAACCGCATGGTGTAGTAACTGGTGCACCACTGAGCTCTCGCTGTGTCTGCACGAGCTGTGTATCACGCATGACCTTGAGGATCTGGACACGATACCTTGCGATCGCATCCTAGGGCTTGCAGACACGGGCATCGCTCTCTTCCCGGACTGGCTCAAGCGGCATCCCGCTCGCAAAGTGATCTTGCATCGGGACATGCGCGAGATAGACCTTTCCTTGCGTCGAGCGGGGCTCCCGCCACTTGATCACAACTGGGAAGACGACCTCGCCAGAATTGATGGCTTCCATGTGGACTGGCGCGAAATCTTCCACCATCCCGAAATCATTCACGATCATCTCTTTGAAGGGCATATTCCCTTCGATGCTCCTCGGCACGCCCTATTGCGGCAACTCAATGTGCAAGCCGACTTTGAGAAGCTCGACCCAGATCCCGCTGTCTGCCGACGCCTGATCCAGCGAATGATGGGGAACGTACGGTGAAGTACCTGCGCCCTCTTGTGTATGGGCTGGACGTATCATCGGTCGTCGCGGAGCTCGATGCGCACCCAGAGCTGTGGAATCGCTATACCCTACGGACTGAAGGCTACGCGCCAGCGCACAACGGTGTATCGGATATCTGGATTCGTTACCGCGCGATTGACGAACTCCACGCGCTTCGCAAGGAATATCCTCATCCCAATGAGGTTGTCGTTCATTTCGTTGGCGAGCCTCATGAGAGCGTGTGGTACTCGGCGATTGACCTCCTTCCCAACCTGCGCACGCTTATCTTCGATCTCATGCGGCACTTTGAGGCGGAGCGGCTAGGCGGTGTATTGATCACGCGCATCCCGCCGGGCGGTGAAGTAAAACCGCATATCGATCACGGTTGGCACGCAACCACGTATGAGAAAATTGCCGTACAGCTCAAGAGCGCACCAGGGCAGACGTTTTGCTACGATGACGGCGCTTTCGAGTGTGCTCCTGGCACTGTGTACTCTTTCAATAATAATGAAACACATTGGGTCTCCAACGGGTCAACGGTCGAGAGAATCACCTGCATTGTCTGTGTGAAACGCGACCAGAGACTGAAGCCACTGTGGTGTGGCGATGGGGAACGCGATGCGACTCCAAGACAAATGGGGGCCTGATTCGATGGTATATTCCACCATAGAATCAGGGACTTAACGCCATGGGGCGCGGTTGCGGGGGCCGTAATCTCCGCCGGTGGCCAGTACATGAGCAGCAAGAATGCTGCGGGCCACTCGACGACTTCCGAGTCACCTGAAACGCAGGCTGCGAGCAATGACGCGCTAGCGAAAGCCGAGACGATCGCCAACACGCCGTACACGCCTTATGGCGGGGCGGTGGTGGCGCCGGAGTCGCAGGGCCAGCAGCAGGCCACTGCGCAGGCTTCTCCTGAGAGCGCGCTGAATACGCAAGCCTCAAGCCTGCTGACTCAGGGGGCCAACGATATCGCGGGCATCAAGCAGTACAACTCGCAGAACCTGCAGTCGTACATGGATCCGTATGTACAGGCGACCCTCACTCCGGTTCTCAACCAGGAGAACATCAACTACGCGACGCAGAAGTCGGCGCTGGAGAACTCGAAGGCAGGGGCTTTCGGTGGCGATCGCTCGGCGCTCGAGGAGCAATCGCTTGAGACCTCGCATTCCCAGGCGCTCGCATCGGATATAGGCAATGCCTACTCGGCGGCTTACACGAACGCGCAGAACGCCTTTTTCAACGACAACAAGACCAAGATCGCAGCAGGGGAGGCCCTTGCTCAGGTCGGCGGGGATGTCAGTCGGCTCAACGGTGAGCAGATCCAGCAGTTGATGGCCACGGGGGGCCTTGCGCAGTCGCTGAATCAGCAGCAGTTGAACTTCAACCTGAACACCTTCCTGACCAACCAGAACTGGTCGACGACGCAGCTTCAGCCGCTCATACAGGCGATTGCCGCTTCGAAGGGAGTTCAGACGAACACGAGCCTGTATGGGCCGCCGAGCAACATGGGAAGCGCGGCTCTTGGGGGAGCAGCGGCAGGTGCTGGACTTTGGCAGCAGATGGGCGGCGGCGGTGGGAGTTCTTCAGGGCCTGATACAGCGCTCGCCAACGCTCAATCACAGGTCGCTGCGCAAGATGTCATCGACCAAACGCAGCCGGCGCCCATCGACTTCTCATCGGGCGATCTAGGGAGCTGACATGGCGCCTACTCCAACCGTTCCTGGACAGCAGCCGGCGCCTAGCCCGCTGGATCAGTACATGCAGAACTACGGGGCGCGGCTGCACTCGATGCTGGCTGGGGACCCGAATCAGGGGCGACCGCCAGGCCCCGCAGCGCCGGCAGGCGCCGCTGGTCCGCCGCGTAGCGCCTTGCAGGGGCCTGCTCCGGCCGCTCACCAGAAGATTCCCCATTTCGCAGTGAAGCATCTGCTCTCGGCAGCTGCACAGGTGGCGGGGGTCTACTTCACCGGCGGTAAGGCGAAGGGTGGCATGAAGTACCAGGAGCCCAAATGAGTACGCCTGCCGATCAGATGCAGTCGCAACTGGCTGGAGCCCCGCAGCCGGATCCAACCGATAACAGCCAGGCGAGCGACTTGGGGCCGGATCTCTACCAAGGGCAAGCTCCCCCGCCACCTCCCAGCGCGCTCATGGGTGCACAGGGGGATCAGCAGGCAGGCAATGGCCTGAGTTTCCGACAGCTATGGCAGCAGCAGCACGATCAAACGCAGAAGGAAACGCTGCAGGAACTGCGCGATCACTTGAAGTCCGCCAACGAGAGCATCGACTCGAGCTACCAAAAGATGATGGATCAGCTGGGCGGCCAGCCGCAGACCAACCTTTCTCAGAAAGAGAAAGGGATGCTGCTCATGGAGTTCGGGCTGCGCATGATGTCGCACTCGCGCTCCCAGTATGGTCAGGTGACCCCCTCAGTGGGCGCCGCCATAGGAGAGTCGGGCACGGAGACACTGCAGAGCGCCAAGGACCTCATGGCGCAGAAGCAGGCGCAGGCCGGGCGCTACGCCCAGATGCGCAACCAGCTCACGATTGCGCAGGGGAAGGAGAAGGCGCAGCTGGCCTCACGCTCAGCGCTCGAGGAGGGTCGCGATATCCGCGCCTTCCAGCAGCAGGACGCCATGCTGGGGCGTACGGAGTTGCAGCAGCAAGGAGCTGGTGCCCGTACAGAGAGCCGCAATACGGCCGCTCAGCAGCGGGTGGATACCCAGCAGGCGGGGGCGAATAAGCGCGCCTCCATGCTCGCTGGCCAGGTCAAGCGCACAGTCACGGGGGATGACGGATCGATCTACGGGGTGACAGGTAGCGGGTCGGTCGTGCAACTTGGTAAGGACGGGACCCCCATCAAGGCCGCTCCAGGCGGCGGCTCAGGAGGTGGCAAACAGACGGCCGCACAGGCGAATTACAACCTGTACATGTCCACCAATGGCAAGGACGCGAATGGCCAGCCGCTAACTGGCCAAGATCTGCAGAATGTCCAGCAAGAAGCGCTCAAGTACGCCGCTAATCCCCGCACGTACCAGCTTTCTGACGCCCAACGTCGTCAAATGGCGGAGAAGTCGGCGGATTCTTTCATCCGGGCGAATCCCACCTCGTGGATGGGGATGACACCGGAGGAAGTGCAGAAGCACCATGACGACTACGCAGAGAGCGAGTACAACCGCATGCAGCGTGGGGGCCCAGCCACTCCCGTACCGCCTGCGCCACGCTCGGCGCTTGAGACCCCTCCAAACCCTGGCGCCCGTCCCACAGCCTCAGCTGTTCCACGTGGAACAGGGGCTGTCCCGACGCAGCCGCCATCTGGAATGACGCGGGGGCCCAATGCCGCTCAGCTGGACGCGCTCCAGAAGAACCCGCAGCAGATCGCGCCCTACTTCCTAGCTAAGTTTGGCTATCTGCCTCGCGAATATCAGCAGTTCGCTCAACCGCAGAGCGCGTTGGCCCGCTGATGTATGGCAGCGAATCCACTTGACGCCCTTGATGACGCAGCAAGCGCCCCTGCACTTCCTATGTCGGCGCTGGCGAGCGCGCCTACACCTCAACGGAATCCGCTAGACGACCTCGACGACCATCCAGCTGGGAATCCATTGGACCAGATGGATAGCCCGTCTGCGGCGGACACGACGGCTTCCCGCATGCAGGACGTCACCGACCAGGCGCAGATGCCTGAGGTCACGGTCAGTGCCAAGCGGGAATATCCACCGGCTTCCTGGAGCGATGTGGCCCGCGGGATCCCGACTGCCATCGGTGCTGGCATTGAGACGAAGATCGCGGGGGCTCAGGAGTACCTAGGCCACAGCGCCTACGATGACGCCCGCAAGAAGTTCTGGCAGGCCACCGTGCTCCCACAAGCGGTCCGAGACGCTCAGAAGCAAGGGGCGGCGCTGACTGATATGCCGGAGGTCCAAAGCGCCGCTGAGCACCTTGGGATTCGGCCGGACACGTTTACTCGCGACTGGCCAACATACGTGAATCAGTCCCAGGAGCAGCTTGAGCAATTCAAGTCGAAGCAGCGCGATCGGCTACAGACTGGCAGCGCGCAGATGGAGGCTGGCACGAAGCGGCGACTCACGGCGCAGCAGGTCCAGGAGATTTACGCGCCGCACATGGATGACCATTCGCTCAAGGCGCTCGTATTTGATGCCGCAACCATGTCGCCAGACATCTTGGCTGGGGTCGGTGCGACAGTAGCAACAGGGGGCGTCGGTGGTGCCGCCGTCATGGCCGCAGATATCGCGCCGAATGAGTACGCGGCGGCACGTAATAAGGGACTAGATCACGATACAGCGAGCACCTACGCAGTGCTGTCTACCCTCGCCTCGAGCGTACCGGAGGTTCCAGTCCTCAAGATCGTTGAGAACACGCCTCTTGCCAACAAAATCATCGGCGGTGTGGTGGGTGACAAGCTCGCACAGACTGGAGTGGGCAAAGTCGCCGGCACTGCGGCGGCTCAGGGCGTTACACAAAGTGTGGTGAATGCTCTCCAGCAGGGGATCGATGCAGGGGTGCTCAACCAGCATTTGCCGCTCGATGAGGCGCTCAAGCAGGTCGCGTGGTCGGGGCTGGTCGGAAGCGTGGTAGGAGCCCCAATGGGAGCCTTCCATGCGGCAACGTCGCGGACGCCGAAGCCAACTGTGCTACAGACACACACTGAGGCAGGTGAAGGTGCTACCACTGTCCACCCCACCTCGACTGAGACTCAACCTACTGAAAGCGCCGAGAAATCTTCCGAAGCGCCCGAAGCTGCTACCAGCAGCTCCCAAGGGTCGCAACCAAGTTCTGCCGAGCATGCCGCGCTACTAGCCTTGAAGGATAAGTCGATTACCCCTCCGCAAGCCGACATGCTGGAGAAGCTGGGGCTGATCAAGCGCAATGACTTGAATGAGCCGATCTTCCTCCCCGCTGGCCGGCGTCGCTTAACACAGCTGAACCAGGAAGTCAGTGACGGCGTGGTGCATCCACAGGGCCCTCAAGACGGCACTCCAGAGCACCGTCTCGCTACCGACCAGGACCTCCGAGATGGCCTAACCGCCATGAAGGATGAGACTGGATGGGCGGAGGAAGGGGGCCGGGTCATCCGCGACGCCACCACGGATGAGGTGGTAGGCCGCACCAAGTGGCTCCCACGCGCCGACTGGTGGCCAGATCGCCCGAAGGGGCTTACGGAGAGCCAGGTGCACGATGCGGTCGACAAGGCGCTCGCTGGGCAGCCGCTCAAGGCCCGTGAGCAGTCGATGATCGACTTCATGACGCAGGTGCACGACGAGCGCACCGCCATGAACCAAAGGCATGCGGAGCTGCGGGAAGCGGTACCGGATCTGGATAAGCAGCCAGAAGGGGCGCTAGATCTCACCTTGCTGGCGAGCCGGGCAAGCGATCACGATCGCGCGGCAACCGTCCAGACGCTCGATAGCTGGAATGACGATCACCCAGAGACGATCGCTCGCGTTCGCGGTGAGCTTGAGTCCATAATCGCCCGTGGATCCGAAAAACAGCAAACTCCAGGCGGCGGTACTGAAGAACCTGCAAAGGCTCAAGGCGCACCGCAAGGCCAAGAAGAAAGCTTCCAAGAAGCCCTAGCGCGCGCTGAGGCGCAGACCAATACGGCGCCCACCGAAGGGCAGAAGCAAGCCGGGACGTACAAAAAGGGCGTTGTCGATTTCGCGGGAATGAAGGTCGCGATCGAGAACCCCAAAGGCTCTACGCGCTCAGGTATTGGCCCGGATGGCAAGCCATGGTCCAGGGAAATGTCCCACACGTATGGCTATGTGAAGGGGACTGAGGGCAAGGATGGGGATGCAGTGGATGCTTTTCTCACTGGCAAGCCAGATACCGGTAAAGTCTTCGTCATCAATCAAATCGATCCAGCTACGGGCAAGCTGGACGAGCACAAATCAGTTCTGGGTGCTGACTCTCAACAGGAAGCCGAGGCGGTCTATCGCGCAAATTACCCGAAGGGGTGGCGGGGCTTGGGCTCAATCGCCGAGATGCCTACTGAGAAGTTCAAGGAGTGGCTGGATTCAGGAAACACAAACCGCGCAGTTCCTGGAGCGGAACGCGTTGACCGGCGCGTAGATACGGCGCTTCGAGGTCGGGTCAAAGAGATGACCCCAGATCAATTGCGCGCTGCGCTGCTGACCCACGAGCTCACTGGCATCCCAAACCGTCGGGCCTATCAGGAAGCCGAGAAGCTTCCCCACCAGGTGGCGATCGACGTTGACTCGCTGAAATGGGTCAACGATGAGATGGGCCATGAGTCGGGGGACATGCTGCTGAAAGCCATTGGGACCGCGCTCGCGCGCCATACCGACGAGGCCTACCACATCTCAGGGGATGAGTTCGCCGCGCAGACCCATACTGAGACGGAAGCGCACGAGCTGATGAGCCGCATTCAGGAGCACCTGAAGGGCGCACAGATCGAAGTGACGATGCCTGACGGCCGAGTCGTTGAACTGAAGGGATTCGGAGTATCCTACGGCGTAGGTAAGAACGCTCAAGAAGCCGATGCCGCCCTCAGTGCCCACAAAGCGAGAAGAGAAGCCCAAGGAGAGCGCGCTGCGCGCGGCCAGGCGCCTCCCGGATCGGCTATCCGAGCTCGCGAAGCAGGGCGGCAAGATAACCAAGGTCACCCTCCCGCCGGCTCCGAAAAGGAAGTAGAGCCGAAGTTTTCCCACCGTAAGACTGAGACGCTTTACCGCGGGGAAAATGTTCGCAACGCTGGTGGCGGCTTCTATACACCAGAGAAGGAGTTCGCGCGCCAATTCACTCAGTCTGGTCAAGACCATGAGATAAAGCGGCTCAAGCTAGCTTCCGACGATATCTACGAGCCGGCCCAAGATGTATATGCCGGAAATCCAGACGCAGTAGACAAAGCGGTCGATGAAGCTCGAGCAGCCGGTAAACAGGCAGTACGTCTTAGCGAGGGACCTGGCCAGCCCAAGTCGGTGCTCCTCGTTGACAAATGGGGAAAGGAATCGAAGTACCGTAGGACCGAGGGGACGACGTCAGGCCTCCCGCTGGCTCACGTCCAGCGCATCGTTCACCAAACGATACGAGAAGCTAACCTCGTCGCCGGTTTTCCGCACGTCGAGGTGCACCAAGATGTGTCCACTCTTCCACAATCTATCAAGAGCCTCGTTGAACAGCAGGGCGCGGAACGCCTGACAGGCGCCGTCTACGATCCGGGCGCAGATCGCATCCATCTCATTGCCGGCAACAACGGGAGTGAGCGTGAGGTGCGCGAGAATCTCTGGCACGAGGCGGTGGGTCATCACGGTCTCCGACTGGCGATGGATAGGCCAACATATAACGCAGTCATGGATGGGATCAACCGAGATATGCCGGAGCGGGTGCAGGCGGCGGCCCAGAGGAACGGGCTCGATGTCAGTGACGTTGACCAACGCCGCGCTGCTGCAGAGGAAGTGATTGCCTATGCGGCCGGTCAGCATCTCTCCGGCCAGCCCATCGACAAGCCAGTCCTTCCGTACTGGAAGCGCGCTGTCCGCGCCGTGAAGGCATTCTTCTCTAAGATGAGGGGGAAACCCTTCTACGATGACAAGGCGATCGCGGGACTGATCCAGCAGGCGCGCACTGCGCTTGAGGGTGGGACCGCTGGAACGCTTCCTGGCGAACCCCCACGCTCCCAGCGCGCGCCGATGTTCTACTCGCCCGTTGAGCGCGCCATCAGTGAGAGCAAGCAGGGGAAGGCCTCCGCTGAACAATGGCTAGCAACTCTCAAGAAGCAGTCTGGAGTCAAGCCTGAGGAACTTGAGTGGCTAAATTTAGACCACTGGCTAAAGGACCATAAAGGTCCAGTCACCAAGGAAGAACTCGCTGACTACGTGCGCGCGAATCGGCTTGAGCTGCAGGAAACGGTTCATGGGGAACGCATCGATTCTGCTGAACAAACAGAAGACGAGCGCGCCCAGATACAACTAGCTGAAAAGCTCCGAGCGCAAGGCCATCAAATCACATTCACTGATGAGGGATATTTAGATCACATCGGAGTACGTGGAGAGGACGGTGACGGCATTGAATCGCGTCACTATAGCTATAACACGGACGATATGGAGCGGCTACCAGATTCTCTTCGCTCCGATGTCGAGGAGCTAAACAACATCTCTACTCGCGTGGGAGATGAGCGCACTCGGCGTGCAGCAGGCCCGGAAGGCTGGACTCACCTTGAGAATGACGGAACGCAGTACGGTGAGTACACGCTACCTGGCGGGGGGAACTACCGCGAGCTTTTACTGCAATTGCCCACCCAGCATCATGGTGCACTCCAGCCTATCTATAAATCTGGGCACTGGCGCGAGCCCAACATCCTCGCCCACGTCCGCTTCAACGAGCGCACCGACTCTGAAGGGAAGAAGGTTCTACACCTCGAAGAGATTCAATCGGACTGGCATCAGGTAGGCCGCAAGCAGGGATACCGGCCAGAGAAGGAAGCGCGCCTTGCGGAGCTGGTAAAGCGGCGTGACGAAATACAGGCACTTCTCTGGGACTTTCATGGCAAGTCAGTCACTGCTGAGCAAAAGCAAGAATGGGTGGATGCACAAAACGAAATAAAGGCGCTTACTGAGGGTGAAGTCGGGGTACCGTCCGCTCCCTTCAAAACCTCCTGGCCGATGTTGGCCATGAAGCGAATGATCAGGCACGCGGCGGAGAACGGATTCGATCGCATCTCCTGGACTACCGGAGATCAGCAGGCAGACCGATATAACCTCGCGCAGCATATCGATCGCATCGTCTATTCGCGCGATGAAGACGGCAAGTACTGGTTATATGCGGAGAGAAATGGGCAGTCTGCTGCACCAGATCTGCAAAATAAGGGAATGACTAAGGAGCAGGTTGGAGAGTATGTAGGGCAGGAACTCGCGGAAAAGATGGAGAGAGGTGAGGGTCAGATCACCTCGATCTATCCTAACGAGAAGTTTCCAGAACGCAGTTTATCTGGCTTGGACCTCCATGTCGGGGGGTCTGGCATGAAAGGGTTTTATGACTCTATCCTCCCCCGCGAGACCGACAAGCTCATCAAGAAGTACGGCGCGAAGGTAGGGCGTACTGAGGTAATAGGGCCTGATCCCACCGAAGCGGCGCTATCGCCGAACGCTCCTTCAGATACAGCGATCCCCGTACACGGCTTTGACATTACCGAACCTCTTCGCCAAGCAGCCCTCAGCCAGGGCTTTCCGATGTTCTCTCGGCGCCAGCAGGAATTGCCTCTTGAAGAGCAGCGCGAGCCCGGAGCATATCCGATCGTTCGTCGAGCAGTCTCTGCCGTTGCGGAAGCGAAAGGCGTTCGCGATCTCCGCAAGCTGATCAACCCAGTAGGCATGAGCGCTGAGTCACGCCAAGTCGCGCAAATCGCTCGAGAGGCTCTCGGCAAGCTTGCTCACGAGACGGTACAAACGCAGGAAGCGCTAGAGCGCTTCTCACGGGAGATCGATAAGACTCCTATCCCTGAGCAACTTGCCATGATGGATGCGATCGAGCGTGGGGTAGAGCAGCCGAATCCTGAGATGCAGCCCGTCGCGGATGCGATGCGCAAGCTGCTAGATGACTGGCGCGGGAAGGTACAAGGCCTCGGCGAGGGCTACCTCGACAACTTCATCGAGAACTATTTCCCGCACTACTGGCGCTTCCCGGATGAGGCGCAACGTATGGTGGCCTCCATCATGGGCCGGCGTCCTCTGCGTGGGCCGGCATCCTTCCTGAAGATGCGAACTATCCCTAGTATCAAGGAAGGTATGGACGCGGGTCTCACGCCGCTCACCACGAACCCACTCATCATGACGCTGCTCAAGACGCGCGAGATGCAGCGCTTCGTGACGGGCGTCACGCTCATGCGGCGCTTCAAGGAAGATGGCCTCGCCAAGTTCCTACCCGCTGGCCACTCGATGCCAGATGGCTGGGGTCCGATCAACGACAACATTGCGAAAGTCCGTTCTTGGTCGGAGGAGGAGAACGGCTTCATCGAGCGCGGTCAGTACATCATGCCGATCGATGCGGCACGAGTGATTAATAACCACGTGTCGGCCTCGGCCCTCCGAGACTTCGCGCCTGCCCAGATATTCCGCCGTGGCGCCAACGCGCTAAATGCCATGCAGCTTGGCTTCTCAGCGTTCCACCTAGGGTTCACGACACTCGATGCGATGATCTCGAAGAACGCTCAGGCGCTCGAGCGGCTAGCCCATGGGGAGGTCGGGAAGGCTGCGGCTTCCTTCGTAGAGGGAGCTACGCCAGTCGGGGCGGTCATGAACGTCCGCCGCGGCTATAAGCTGCTGCAGGCCTACTCGAATCCGGCTGGCGCGACCCCAGACATGCAGCGGATGGTCCAGATGCTCACCATGGCCGGCGGTCGCGCGCACATGGATCGCTACTACCAGGCGGCAGAGGGCGTGAGTCCTTTCCGTGGCGTTGGTGTTCGCTCGCTTGCTAACGACATTCGACAAGCGCTCACCGCGCCGCAGGACAAGATCCAGAACCTGGGTCGAGCTCTAGGGCATTTCCCGATCGAGTACGCCAACAAGCTCTGGAAGGAGACGCAGGAGATCTGGAAGACGACCCCAAAAATGGAAGTCCCAGTGGAGATGGCAATGCGGGTAGTGCGCGCCTCCACCTCCTGGATCATGGAGCACCTCGTCCCCATGCAGAAGCTGGGGGTGTTCTCGGACTTGGCGGCCGATCACTTGCGGCGCAACCCGACTCAGGACCCCAACGATCGCGCGGCCGCGATGCAGCGAATCTGGGACTCGGTCGACAACCGGTTGGGCGAGATGGTGTACGACAACCTCTTCTGGAACCGGACCATGAAAGACTCACTGCATCTAGGGATACGCGCGGTGGGCTGGAACGTGGGTACCGTTCGCGAAATCGGCGGCGCGCCCATCGACATGGTGAAAGCCGTCGACAAGGCTATTCGCACGGGCAAGGTGAGCGCTGATGACTTGGGGCACCGGATTCCTTACGTGCTGGCGATGGCTGGCACGACGGCGTTGTACTCGGCCATCTACCAGTACATGGCAACTGGCCAAGGACCGCAGGAGCTGAAGGATTACTTCTTCCCCCGCACGGGTGGCACGACGAACTACGGGACGCCGGAGCGCGTCTCGCTACCATCCTACGTGAAGGATGTCTACGAGTACTCGCAGCGGCCTGGACAGACCATCGTCAACAAGCTGAACCCGATTTTCAGTCTGATCGGCAACCTGTACTCGAACCAGGACTTCTTCGGCAACCCGATCAGCGACCCTGAGGCCAGCTATTGGCACCAGAAACTGCAACAGGCGCAGTTTGCCGCGCATGAGATGACGCCTTTCTCGTTGCAGGGACGCCAACAGATGCAGGCGACAGAGCAGCCTTCTGGGTTTGGGGCGTCAGTAAAGAAGGCGTTGCCCATGATTGGGGTGACACCGGCGCCTGGCTATATCACCTCGCCTGAGCAGCTTGAGCGTCGCGATCGTCTCGAGCAGGACCAGAAATATACTGGTGAGCTGAAATACAAGATCAAGAAAGCGCTGATGTCGGGTGACAAAGCGACTGCAGCCGAGCTCACCAAGGAGTATGTCGAGTCGGTCAAGCGCATGAACCAGACCAAGGCGACCGTGGGGCAGGACAAAGCGAAAGCGGCGGCCGCCCGACGCAAGACATCTATCTCCATGCGCCAAGCAGGCTATCCTGCTACGGCAGATCTCGTTGCTTCTTTGCCTCTTGAGCCGGACCGACAGGCTCGCGACTACTTTGCCCAAACAATCAAGGAAAATGTTGCTTAACCGCTCACAGGAGGGTCGATGAGTGAGCCAGATGTGTTCTCTGTTGGGAGTATTATGCAATGGCTGACGGCCCTCATAACCACGCTACTGGGATTTATCGGCGTGCGTCTTCATAACCGGCTCGACAAGCTTCAGGAAGAAGCCGTTAAGCTTCAGGAAAAAGCCGTTACTCGAACTGAATTGAAGGAGATCCAAGACCAAAATCGCGCTGATCGTGCTGCGTTACATACTGAAAACACAGCGCGGCTTGAGCGCATTGAGACAAAGATCGACGTGCAAGTGGCTGTCGTACAGCGGCTAACCCATCTTGAGGCGGAGTTAGAGCGGTTGAGGGACTGGAAGCACGAACTCATTGATCCTTACATTCCGGGGGAATTCAACGCGATCAAGGCGCAGTTGAACCGCATTGAGCAGCGGTTTGAGTCGCAACCTTATAACCGTAGAAGAACTGACACATGAACCCATTGACGCCTCACTTTTCTCTGGAGGAGCTAACCTTTTCAGAGGTCGCTCTACGGCAAGGCATCGACAATACGCCGACCACAGAGCAGGTCCTGAACCTGAAGCGCCTCTGTCAGGAACTGCTGGAGCCCGTACGCTCCCTACTCAATGTCCCGATGCACATCAACAGCGGGTTCCGCTCTCCCAAGGTCAATGCGGCAGTCGGGGGTGCCCATGGCAGCGCGCATCTGGCAGGCCTCGCCGCCGATTTCATCCCAATAGGATTGGACCTCAGCGTCGTCTTCGATATGCTCAGGACTCGGGTGGAGTTTCCTATAGACCAAGTGCTATTTGAGTGTCGCGCATGGATTCATATTTCGGTCGCACCCGAAGGATTGAGTCCACGTCGCCAAGCGCTCACCGCGACGGGGCATGCAGGTGCGTGGAATTACCAACTAGTAGGATAACCAATGCTCACTAAAGCGTATCGGGTCGTGGTCGATCACTTGACCAAAGCCCTTGGGGTATTGGGCGCTGCGATGATGTCAGTGCTGGCGTATCTGGATCCCCTGTATATCCGTGAGGCTGCGCACACCTTCTTGGGCGATCACGAAGTGGAGAAGATGGGCGCGGGCTTGTTCATCCTTGTGATTATCCGCGGCTACTTCACGGGGCGGAAGGCCAGGGACGCCGCTAGGCAATTGGCTGAGGCGCAGGCATTGGCTCAAGTGGCGGCTGCTGCGGCTGCAATACCACAGGCACAAGCGAAAGTTCCCGCCCCCGTATCGCCTGCACCAGCGCCATGACGCCCAGCGCCATCATCGCGCTCGTCAAGGACATCGTGATCCTCATAGCTTTGGGGCTGGCTATTTGGTTGTTGATCAACTACGGCAAGGACATCGTGAAAGTTCAGGATATGAAGAACTTTCAGGCGCAGTTTGAGAAGAATCTCAAAATCGAGTCGGAGTGGCGGGAGGGTCAGGAGCGTGCAAATGAGAAACATGACATCGATTTGGCGAAGGTCAACAATGCTATTACTGGCCAGCGCACTGCTGTGCTCCTGTGCCACCAACCGCCCGCAGCCCACCAACTGCCCGCAGTTCCCGCCCAAGCCAGTAGTGGATCTACCGCAGCCGGGGGAACTCAGCCAGAGCCTGGAATCGATAGTCTCATTGCTACCGACATCCGACCCCAACTCAACGAGTTCGAACTCAAAGCCGAAAAAATAGTGGCTGACTGCCGGCGTGCGCTTGACGGGTGGCCGCAGTGACCCCCTGCGCACTCGAAGCCAGTCTCGGTCTCGATGTATTAGGATGCGGGCAGCGCGGCGCTTATAACACCGCGCGCCCTAAACACAGCGATCTATTCAGGAGATACGCCATGTCTGCTCTGAAGCCTATCACGATCGGGATCAAGGTTGGTCGATGGACAACTTTGGCTGCATTCGGAGTCAATACTTTTTGCGTTTGTGATTGTGGATCGTTTGGTCTAATTCGCACTGGCAACTTGCGGAACGGCGTTACTGCATCATGCGGATGTCTGAAGCGCGAGAATTTCCTCAAAGCCGTAGTTATCCATGGGCACTCTCGAATAAAGTCCAATGGTGGTCTTCGTGTAAGTCAGACCTATACGGTATGGCAAGGCATTCATGCCCGTTGTACTAATCCGAAACACATTGGATACAAGAATTACGGTGGACGCGGAATCTCGGTTTGTGGGCGCTGGGATAAGTTTGAAAACTTCCTAGCTGATATGGGAGAAAAGCCCGAAGGTCTGTCCATAGATAGGAAAGACAATGATGGGAATTACGAACCCAGAAACTGTCGGTGGGCTACACGGCTGGAGCAGAGGCACAATAGCAGGCCCCGGCCTGCGATGTTAAAAGACATGCGCACAGGACGTTTTCTGCCTAAACGAAGGACTACATCGTGAGTCAAGGGCAGCCGTGGGGTTTAGAAGTAGCATTAGGGCTCGATTTCTGGGCAAGTGCGACGTTTTTTGGGAGATATGGATTAACGGTAAGTACTCTCGCTGGCCTTGTCCGCGATGGCAAAGATGCCGATCTTCGGCTGTATGGCTGGCAGCGCGGTTTCCTACGCTGGCTCGAACCCAAGTTAGGTCGGGCTCACTGTGCGGCAGCGCTTCAGAGCGATCGAGCGCGCGCGCAGCTTGCCCTGAGTCTCATGCCTTGAATTCCACGGCCTTTTGCTCGGAGCGCGGCAACATCTGACTCGCTTCGATTCGGTCTATCACTCGCTCCCCAGAGGGCAACAGCATATGCGGCATGAATACGGCGTCGAAACTCAGAACGCCGCATTCGATCGCCGTGACTTGGCCTTTTACCCAGTCACGTAAGACTGAACACACCGCTGTGCGCCCGATCTCCAGCGCCTTCCTGTCGTACGCCTGCCGGTCATTGCCGCGCACCGTGGCCCATGGGTGGGCCTTCTGCCAAGCGGCCGCGTAGCCCTTCCACGATGCCTCCAGTTGGATCTGCCGATCACGCCAGCGGAACTGAACAATCGTCATTCCGCGCTCAGCGTCGATCATGTGCCCGAAGGACTGGCAACCGAACTTGCCTAGAATCTTCTGGATCTCCAGGAGAGCTCGGTCGCCACTCGTTGCCGTTTCGTAGGGGAGGCTAGCCATGGGATCGGCTAAGACGCGTTCTGCGGCTCGCCCTGCTGCTCGCGTTTGATCCTGTCGTAAACTTCTTCACGATGGACGGCAACGCTCTTCGGGGCGTTAATGCCAACGCGCACTTGGCTTCCCTTTACCCTCAAGACCGTGATCGTCACCTCGTCCCCGATCATCACGGTTTCTCCGATTCTCCGAGTTAGGATCAAAATTTTCGCTGCTCCTTACTGCGTCTTTGACGCGACTGGAAGTTCAATCTTCGTCATCATCCTCGTCTTTGTCCCCCTTATCCGGTGAGTCCATAAAGTCCTGCTGTTCACCCGCTGGTTCATCCTCCTCCTCTTCCTTCTCATCGAAGAGTTCAGGCTGGGTAGCTCGACACTCGAACTCCCGCGTCTGGCCTTCGATGTTGTCGGAGATGCGCTGGAGTTGACCGTTCGGGTGGATCTGGAACTTGCCCGTTAGATACGGGGTGCCGTCCTGGTCGATGACGATGGTCGGGTCCTTCACCGTCGTGTCCTTGAAACGCATGCACTTGCGCTTGTCGATGCCATCATCGTAGATCACAAGCTCGATATGTTCGGGCTTGCGCTGCACCTTGAGTGGTGAGAGCAGATGGGTCTGGAGTTCGGGCTTGCGCAGGTTGTCGCCGAAGAGGAACTGTGAGAGCGGTACGCCGTTCGTGGGCACGACCATATCGATTTCCTTCGGCTTCATCTGAAACTCGAAGGGTAGATCGATCGCTTTGACCTTCTTATCGGGGCCATTGTTTTCGAGCCGATTGTTATAGACGCCGAAGTTGGCGGCGCGTTTCTTAAATGAAAATTGCATGTTTCTCCTAACTACTGTTTGGTAATGATCCGGATCATCTTCTCGCTGGCGGTCGCTGAGTTCATCACTTGCGTGAGGAGCGCCTTGGCGACCTCAAAAGGCATGTTGGCTCGCAGGGCATAGCCAAGGACGATGGCGAAAGCCTGCGACATGGAGAAGAGCGCTTTTATAGGCTCAATTCCCTGCAAAATGATGTGGTTAACGTTCTGGATGATGTCTTCGGTCATCGACTCGTAATCAGCATCAAGCTCGATGCTATCGATGTTGGCGCGCGTCATGTCGCCCATGTCGACTAGGATGTCTTGGCCGCCAGCGTGGAGCTTCTCTAGGTGCTCCCGGCGCTTCTGGTCGGTTTGCAACAACCAGTTGATATAGGTGACATTGACCTGCATGTGCTCCTCAGAGAGCAGCAGTGGCATCATCTTGGTTTCGGACTCTGTAGTAGTGAAGAGCAACTGGTCATCCTCTAAGGATAATTGCAGTCCCTTTGTCGGCTCGCTCATTGCTTGCTCCTCAACCCTGGCGCTCCAGGGAAAGCGCGGTGGATGGTCTCAAAGAAGTCCTCGGCTAACGCATCGGCGAGGTGCGGATCGATGATCTTGGCCATTTTCAGCGCGGCGACGCATGCAGAGGCATGCTGCGCGACTGAGTAGGCAATGAGTTCAGGAGCGGCGCCGCTGAGATTCATCTGTATAACTAGCTCTTGCAGCTGCTTCTGGAGAGCATGCGCAGTTTCGTACGAGCCGTAGCGCGACATCATCTTGTCGAGCCGTTTCTCGCAGTCTGTTGTGGCAGGTTTTTCCATGACTGAGACCTTCTAGTTCTAGGGGCCGGCCCTGAGGAGTCGAACCTCAGCGTGAGCTTGCGCTCATCACGCACATTGCCGAGGGAGTGCGTGACCTGTCTGCCGCTGCAGCATTGTGGCTCGGTTTACTCGCGATAGACCCGTAGGATAGGAGTGCCGTCCTGACGCGTCATCTTGCGTACGATGAATGTCGTGTTGTGCTTCTTTCGGGCCCGGCTTGCCGCCGTCCGCAATGCAACATGCTGGGAGAGATCGGTAATCTCAAAGTACTTGCCCGGCTTCAACTTCGAGAATGGCCAGCGCTCTACGCGTGCTGAATCGCCATTACCGAAAGAGACTTTATCTGCCATAGACCCTCGTTATTGTGAGACGAGCGTAGCGCTTGTTACAGCTTGTTGCAAGCGAGCTAAAAGGGGATATCGTCCTCTGCATGTGGCACAGGCTTGATTTCCTCCTTGACTTCCTCGGCAGTGATTGGCGGATCGGTAAGCTTCGGCGGCCCGGCAAGCGCCGGTCTCCAGTGGGTGTATTTCAACCTCTGGAGTTCTTCTGGCGTAAAGTAAGCTGAATAATAGAATCGCTGAGACGTTTGATCATATTCAGCATCCCATATCAGTATCTGTGAGTTTTCCGGTGGGAGGCGAGTGGCGAAAGAGACCCATGCGTTATCGGTAGGGTTGGATTGCCCCAAGGTATAGGCGCTATTTAGCGCACGGCACAGCCAGTGCGCGTCTTCTTCATCTCCATACGAAGTGCTCTCGGCAATTTCATCCGGGCCAATTACGTGCCATGTTTTGTCATGAGCACAAGTCCGACACCCCTCGTTATCTATTTCAACGCGGTACGGTTCCATGACTCACCTCTGCTGCAGAGTTTCGGTCTGATAGACCTTCAGGCCAAGGAGGGACTTCTCAACTTTCAGGTTGGAGGCGACTTTGTTGAGTTCCGATTGCTTCCAGTCGATGATGCTGATGGGGATCTGGCCGGCGAGAATGGCCTTCAAGACTTCCATCGGGTTCTCGACCGTCGCGGTCCAGCGCTTCACGACGTTGGTGGACTTGCCGTAGGCATTCGTGCCGCCGAGCTTCAGGGGCTCTACGGGGACGGGGACCATCACGGCCACATCGAGGATAGCCTCGGCCGCTGCGGTATCGCCGCGGGCCTCCGCCTCTGCGGCCAGCTTCTGGGCGGCTTCCTCGTTGGCCTTGCGCACAGCCTCTGCAGCGAGCGCTCGCTTGCGCTCCTCGGCCTTTTGGAAAACCCGCATCCGCTCTGCTACGACGCCCTTTGCCGTCGCGAAGCGGTTCTGAATCGGCAGGAAGATCGACTGGATGAACTTGCCGTAGTCGTCGATCGGCTTCTTCACCGCCTTACGCAAGTCCTCGAGCTGATCCCATTGCTGCGCACACACGGTGAGGAATTCAGAGCCCTTCTGCCAGGCTTCCTCGGACTCAATCATGGCGCGTTGCGCTTGCGCTTCCACATTGGCCGCAGCCGCTTTGAAGGGCTCCAACTGCGGGATGAGAGATAGTATTGGCAGGATGGCAATCGGTGCCGAATCGATGTCTGGGGGGACGACGAGCATAGAGCCAGTCGTATCAAGAGAGACCTTCTTCATGTTGTTGTTCCTCAAAAAATGGAGGGGATGGAAATCGCCTTTTGGATCACTGGGGCCTCACCGCGCATCGCTTTCATGAACTGTTGGCAGCGCTCAACCATATACTCGATGTAGGCCTGATCCCGCTTTACCTCAACGGTAACTGTGCGCATTCTCCAGTGGGGCTCATCGGGGTGGAAGGACGTGAAGAGGGTCGTATCGACGTTGTGGACAAACATCTGGCACTGCACCTGCGGTCGGTGCTCATCGGGCATGCGGCGTGTCTGGTAAACCACGCGATGCCGGTCGATGTTGAGAGGACATTTCGCCTCAAAATTGAATGAGCGATCTGCTGCCAGCGCATCGCTTGAGCATCCGATGAAGTCATACTTAGGGTGCGTGACGAATCCCACGAGTTCCAAGTCGATACCCAAGTCCATCTCGACGTTATTACGCGCAATCGGCTCGTACTTACGGCCATGTGCGATCGCCGGCACGTAGTCGAGATCCGGCTCAAGAATCTGGTCGCTCGCAAGTTCCGCCTGGAGCTTCTTGATCAACGTAGTCCAAGCACGCGGGCCTCCATGAACAATTGTCTTCATGCGTGAAGACGTTAGCTTGCCGCGCCGCGCTTGCCACCAAGCATCGTTGTATTGGAGGGGATTATCGCTCATCGGTATTCCACGGCACGCCATGATCAGACAAGTACGACTGAGCCCACTGACCTGCGGCGATGACGGCAATTGCGCCGCAGACCTTCAGCCACGTACCCCAGTCGTTGAAGACAGATTTAAAGAACAAAAAGAGCAACACGCCAATAACGCATAGAAAACACAGCGCAAGTAGCGCGATGTACCCGACCGCGAGCCATTGCAGGAACTTCTGAGTTTTCATGGATTCGCCTTGTTCTCAGGATGGCACTTACACTTGCATACCTCGGAAGCTGTGCCCCTTGAGCAGTCCAGAGCGGCGACGCGATCGCAGGAAAAACAAACTGCAAGTCGCATGTGCTCGTGGACCGCGCGCATCTCATCGTCTGTCGGTTCGCGATTGAAGTGAAGCTCAATCACGCGGCGGCTTAACGGCTCGCCATCGTCCGCAGCACGACTAACTCCACTGAGACACAAATTTGAAGTCATGCTACTACCTTCAGGCGCTGACGAGTGCGGCGCATCTTGCGAACGGAGACTTTTAAAACAGTGAATTCCAACTCACAGTGCTGACACCAGCCGCGAAAAGAAACCGTATGCCAGGGAATTGGCTTGCGGCAGCAGTCACACAGCGCCGTCCCGCAATCCTTACGCTTATGCCCGTTGATGTGCGTTCCAGTCTCGCAGTAGAAGCAATGGCCAGCGCGGTTCATTTCTTGTTCTTGCGCTTCTCGACTTCGGCTTTGGAAGCGGCGATGCGCTCAAGGATTTCCGGGTAGCACTTGGCGGGAATGTCGGCCAGGACCTCAGTGCCATACGCGGCGCAGACCTTGCGCAGGTATTTATTAACGTCTATGTGGCCGAGTTCCTGCGCTTTGGTTTCGATCTCCGTGATTTGATCGACGGAGAGCTTCTGGACCTCGACTTCCGTCGCCACTCCCTCGATCGTGGTTCCACCCTCGCTACGGTGATCTAGGTCGACCGCGTGGTGCAGCCGTTGCCATCGCGAGCCCTCATCGATGGACTCTTCCCATCGTTTGGTGGCGCGCTTCAAAGCGCTTTTCTTGGCCTGCTCATCGAACCACTTCACCCAGGGGGAATTGGGCCGTACCTTTCCCTCGCGATCGAGATACGAGTCGGACTCCTCTCGCATCTTGAAGATGTCCTCGGCCGGTACCCACTCCACCTTGCGCTCACCGGTTTTGGGCATGCGGGCCGCCACGTATGCGCCGAGGAAGAAGTTGTCCTTGTCGCGCGGGACCGTGATGTTGATCTCGTGCTCAAAGTAGTCGCCATCGCTGCGACGGGCGATCTTGAAAGCATCCGCCTTGTAGATCACGTCGCACTGGATATCGTGCACGCCGGCTTGGGTCGCCAAGTACACGAGGCCGCGGTACATGAACATGACATGCGCCTCAAGTACCTTGGCGCGGTCATTCCAGCGCGCAATGAGCGTGCAGAAGTGCTTGACGGGGTTGAGTGTGAGACCGACGTGGGCGAGATCGCGCATCGCATTCGCCAGCGTCTCAGGCACCACTTGGCGCAGCCGGTCGGTGGGGTCATTCATCACGATCGCGCGGGCAAAGTCGAGTTCACTATCCCACTGAAGTGGTGATTGTTCCTGGGTAGCGACGGTCTTGAAGACGGTCTGCGCCTGAACGAGCTGGTGCATTACTTGCTCCTCGGACAGGAGCGACGGACGAGCGGCGGCGGTTTGCTGTGCTTTAGCCATTGAGACCTCGGATGTTTCGGCCAAGTTACGCGTTGTTGCATCTTGTTGCAAGTAGTGGCACCCTATCCATATGAATACTCGCAAAGAAATGACGCTTCCGACTGAGTTCACCGTGCGTCAGCTCGCGCGGATGGCCGAGCTCGTCCTGCGCGAGAACTCACAGCGACCGAACCCTGAGGATCACAACTTGGGGCGCAAGTTGCAGGAGTATTGCGGCGTCGCCACCCGTGCCTACGGGTTTCGTCGCGCTGGCTGAATCTGCGCGGTACAATCTCAGCTTCGCGCTTACCTAAGCGCGTGGATTGAAACGAGATTGTCAATGGCCAAACTGACGCCGACCGCTCGTTCGAAGCTCAGCAGATCCACCTTTGCCGTTCCTAGCAAAGCGCCGGGCCCTGGTAGTTACCCGATACCGGACGCTAATCACGCGAAAGTAGCTATCGGCCTTGCGTCGATGCATCACTCCTCAAAGCTCCCGCAGATTCGCGCGGCTGCAAAGCGCAAGTTCGGCATCGGCTGATTCCCCCTTCCCATACTTTGGAGATCCCATGAAGCACTCACCGCCCAAGGGCGACCACCACACCCGTCATCCGTTGAGCCACCACACCGACCACTCAGGTGCGCACGTTCGTGGCACCCACCATCACATGTCTCGAGCCCATATTCCGACCGATGGGTTGACCGAATCCGAGGGCGGCGAGCACGAACCCATGGAAGCTGGCGAGGAGGCTGGCGATAGCCCAGGCTTCTCGCGCAAGGGCAATGAGGGCAAATCCGATATGCATCTCTCGGAGCATCCCACGAAGCTCGAGCTGCCTGCGCTCCACCACAACCAGGGAGACCAGGAATGAGTGACGAGATCCCCCACGTCAAGCATCCGCGGCAGAGCCACCCAGGGCGCCATAAGCCTCACCACAGCGACCATTCGGGTGCGCACTCCATCGGGACCCGGGAACACGAGGAGAACGCCTCCAATCCTTACCACGGCCACGCAGGCCCGTCTGGAATGCCTGCGGGCATGGCAGAAGGCTCCCCAGCCGAGGAAGCCGCTGAGAGCCCTCAGGAAGAGGCCGCCGAGCAATCGGCCGGTATAGGGGGCGCTGCGGGGCCTGGCGGCCAGGAAGGCGGCCCAGTCTGAATGGGACTTCCTCCCGGCCGGACTCGCTGATTTTGCCCCGGCCGGGTTATTCCTTCAGTAAATGACCTTTGAAGTCACCATCATTAGCCGCTCTGACGGCGAGAAAGCGGTTATCTCCGAGCCAGGGGATTGGGATGAGGGGGCCGAGTTTCGGTGGACAGAAGGCAATGAGGCCTGTGACTGCAACCGCCGAGGGCTATTCCTGGCCGCTCGCGGCGATCCGAATCCAGATTTTGCTCCCTGCGGCGATACGGCCTTCGAAGTGATCCTGCCGAATAATGGCTGAGTACCACTGCGGGCAGATCATGCGCCATGAGCCTATCCCCTTGAAATCAGGGCGAATCCAGAACGATTACCGCTGCGCCGTCTGCGGCCATGAGGAGCGGATCATCCAGACTCCGACTGGAATCCTCACGCACTGGATCAACATGGCCGTTCGCAAAAAGCTTGCCGAGAGCGAAAGCGGAGGCGTATAAACGCAAAACGCCTCCGAGAGGAGGCGTTTCACGCCGAGTACTGTGAGTAGCAGTGGCTCGGGTCAGCCGGCGGCGCAACGCCAGCAGAACCAGATTCTGCACGTTGTTACAGGTTGTTGCAACCTCTAATTCGCTCCCCGCTCCCCGCCCCTCAGCTCCACAGCCGTGCGTCCTCGTGGGGGCGGTTCACACCGTAGCGGCAATGCGAGGCTAAATAAGTGCGTCGTCGGTCGAAAGAACCTATACGGACCATGAGCCCATGGGACGCAGGATCTGGAGGCCTTCCTCCTCCCAGCTAAAGGCTGGGGGGGTTTGGGGGGGCCTTCCGTGGTCCCTGCCGTCCCATGGGCTTTAAACCCCCTGATAAGAGTAAGAGAAGAAGAAGAGTTAGAGTAAGAAGCTCTTCTAGTGAATTGAAAGTAAGAGGGTCTCAATGGGGAAGCGCACACCTGAACAACGGGCACGGAAAGCAGTCGCCAACGAGAACTGCTTCCAGGAATTGAAGCGGCTTGGTGAACACTGCGGAGTAAAACCCGTGATGTTGAACATCTACCCGATGCACATTCGGCTATTTGGCCGTCGCCGAGTGGACTACTGGCCTGCAACTCGTCGCGCGTGGATTCTCGGCGCTCCTCATGGCCAGAAGCCAGTCAGCCCAACTGAGGCGCTGAAGTTGGCACAAAGGCCTGGACAGATTGGGTTATCTGCTGCCGCTACCAAACATTCTTCCTCCGATCAGCATCAGTTACCGCTTCGCCAGGCGGAATCGACCAACCCCATTACGCACGTTTGGTGCGGCGTAGTTCCTCCTTGGGACGAATCCCTTGGCGAATATCGAGACTTCACAGAACAAGAAAAAGTTACTTTGGCCGATTGCTGCTTTGCACGAGGACGCGATGGCTGAATACAGTGACGGCTTTTCCGAAGAGGTAGCGCGCGCCCACTTTGAGCAGTGGGTAGAGAAAGCCTTTCCTGGATACGAACAGGATCGGTTTAGCGTGATCGCGCCGCACAACCGGCGCGGCGAATATCGATGGATCGAGCTTGAGTTGATGTGGCAAGCATGGCTTGCGGGACTGCGCAAGGGAGAGGAGCGGTAGCGCTTGTGACTCCTTGTTACATCATGTTACGCTAGCTACGTCACACAGGAGGTCTCAATGCTCACTCGCACTTGGTCGACATACCAAGAACGGATCTTCGACTTTGTCGAGAATGGGACTGGGAATGCCATCGTGGAGGCGGTGGCGGGGTCGGGGAAATCCACCACGCTGGTGGAGTGCTCGGCCCGTGCGAAGGGCTCAAGCCTTCTTCTCGCCTTCAACAAGTCGATCGCTGAGGAGCTGAAGGCACGCGGCGTGAATGCCCGCACCTTCCACTCGCTCACTTTCATGCCCGTGACCCGCGACCGTGGCGTACGCAACATCGAACAGAACAAGCTGCGCAAGCTGGTCAACGAGAACCTTGAGGGTGCGCGCGCCGAGATGTACGGGCCGTTCATCACAAGGCTCGTCAGCCTCGGCCGCCAGAGCGGGATCGGTTGCCTGCTGCCCGACCTGCCGGAGCACTGGCTTGAGCTAGTCGACTACCACGAATTGCAGTTGGACAAGAAGGGCGCAACGATTGAGGCGGCCGTGGAGCTCGCGAGCGAGCTTCTCGGCTGGTCCAACAAGTCCAACCTGTGCGACTTCGATGACTTGCTCTATTTCGCGGTACGCGATGGGATCGAGCTGCAGAAGTACGACTTCACGTTCGTGGATGAGGCGCAGGACACGAATGCTATTCAGCGCGCGCTGCTACGCAAGATCCTAACTCCTCAGTCGCGAATCATGGCGGTGGGAGACCCAGCGCAGGCTATCTACGGCTTCCGCGGTGCTGACAGCGACAGCATGAACCTCATCGCGTCTGAATTTCAGTGCACTCGCTTGCCGCTGTCGGTGAGCTACCGTTGCCCAACAAGCGTGGTGAATCACGCGAGGCAATGGGTGAGCCACATTCTCGCGGCACCTGGCGCGACAGAGGGCAGTGTCGAGTCGCGCGGTACTGCGTGGGGCCCATCTGATTTCAATCCCAATGATCTCATCATCTGCCGGACTACGGCGCCGATCGTCTCGCTCGCCTTCCGGCTGCTGCGCAATGGTCGAGCCGCTCGAATCATGGGTCGCGAGATTGGTCAGGGCCTCACATCGCTCATCAAGCGGATGCACGCGGAGACGGTCAACGAGTTGGAAGCGAACTTGGAGACCTACCGGACGCGCGAGAAGGAAAAGGCCAGGGCGAAGGGGGACGAGGCGAAGGTGGAAGCGATCGATGACAAGGTTGAGACCATCCTGTGCCTGCTACACGAGTTGCCTGAGACAAGCAGGACAATCGGCGAGCTGATGCAGACCATTGAGCGTTTGTTCTCCGCTGGTTCTGCGGAGGCAGTCGTACTCTCGACCATCCATCGCGCGAAGGGCCTCGAAGCCGACACGGTGTACTGGCTCAACAGCGACAGGTGCCCTGCGAAGTGGGCGCGGCAGGACTGGCAGAAACAACAGGAGGCCAACCTCTGTTATGTAGCAACTACCAGGGCAAAGCACTCGCTGATCCTGATCCAGGAAGAAGAGCGCAAATGAACCAGTCACGCAAGCGCCGCCGCGCAGTCGATCTGCGAAGACTGGAGACAACGATTCTGCAGCGAGAGAACTCGGTAGTCGCTTCTAACCCTAGAAGAGCGCAAAACAGGAGGGAGAGCGGGCTTGCAACAAGCTGTAACAAGGACTAAAGTACTACCATGAAAAAAGCGGCAGAGATAATCCGCAGCGGTCTCTCGGCGATTCTCCTGGTTGCGTGCTTGATGAATTTCTGGCTGGCGCTGGGCGTCGTCGGATTGATCCTTTTCTACGCTTTCTTGCGCTGGCTGTTTTCCGCAGAGGATCTTACGGATTGAACGCAAGCAGCAACAAGCCGACTAGAGCCTTCACCCCTCACGAAGAGCGAGTGCTCGCTGGCATTTGTCAGGGCAAGACGAACAGAGAGATAGCCCTCGAACTTGGACGCTCGGAAAAGACAGTGAAAACTCACGTCACCGCCATCTTCAGGGTGTTAGGGGTTGTCAACCGCACTCAGGCCGCGCTTCTTATGGCTAGGAAACAAGCATGAGTGATGCGGTTTGGGTTCATACAGACGGCTGGGCCGGTCGTATGAAGTGGCCAGGTCAAGTCCTGAAGCGCAACCCGAAACGCTCACGTGTGAGATTCGAGCGGCTCGGCACGACATACGTCAAGCTGGTTCCGAATCACGCCATCACAGACCGTAACCCAAAGGGCCATCCATGATCCGCAAGCCAGTCGACTCCTCCAATATCAACTCAGTGGGTTTCGATAAGGGACCGCCCGCTGTGTTAGAAATTGGCTTCATTGGAGGGGGTATCTACCAGTACACCTCTGAGGACGACAAGATCGTCAAGAACCACCACGACCAGCTGATGCTCGCTAACTCGAAAGGGAAATACTTCAACGATCACATCCGGCGCGATCCAGCGATCAAGACTCAGAAAGTCGGCTAGTGCCATGACGACTGAGATTGATGTGGGGGTACGGCCGCCAGCGCGTGAGGTGTACTTAGGGGACGCGGTGTACGCATCGTTTGATGGATACCAAATTTGGCTGGTCACCAAGGACGGTAGGCAGCAGCGGATTGCGCTGGAACCCTATGTATATGCGGCGTTGCGCGAATACGCGAAGGAAATCTGGGGCAGTTCGCATGCGTGAGCCCCGCCCCAAGCAGCTTTTCCCTGAGGGCGGCAAACGCCTGTATGAGCTGTTGAGAATGGACTATGAGCCCCGGCTCATCTGGGTAGAGTGCACCGATGAAAGGATGGGCTGCTCGGAAGACACCCTGCGGTGGGAGCGCTTATTTGATCCCATGCTCTACTTCTGGCCAGTCGAGGGGCAGCACGTCGTCGCTCGCTTCGTCAAGAAAACGACTCCTGAGCTGCGCGAGCGTCTCCTCAGGGCGCTATTACGCGATGATGCCTATTGGATAACAATAGTCCGTGGTTACGAGGGGCCTCCCTCTCCTCCTGGCCAATATCAACCTACATTCCAGTGGGACAATTTCGGTGAGCCAGAACGCTTCTTCGCTCGGTACGGGCCGTCGTCCGTGGACCCTGTGGCCATTCCAAGGGGAGGGGATCGAGCGGATATTGAAAGAACAAGAGCGCGTACGGCGGCTTCTGGTGGCGTCCCCAACTGGATCGGGCAAAACGCTGTTGGCGATGGAACTCCTGTATCGGGCACGTGAACGTGGCATGTCGTGTATGTTCATGGCTCCACGCAAGGAGCTGCTTCGGCAGACGGCACAGAAGCTGGATACGTGGGCCTTTGGCGATTACAACATGATCTTGGCTAGCGAGCGCAGCACGAATCCGTACTCACAGTTGCAGGTTGCCTCTGTTGATACCCTGATTTCGCGTGTTATCAAGCGCCAGAAGTTGGTGCTGCCGCCGATTGACTATGTGATCCTCGACGAGGCCCACATGTACATCACTGCGCTACGGACATCGCTGATTGAGCTATTCCCGGATGCGACCATCATCGGCCTCACTGCGACGCCAGGCCGGCATGATGGGCGCGCGCTCAATATAGGCTTTGAGAGCCTCTTGGAGATAGCGACGCCGCGGCAGTTGATCGAGGAGGGCTTCTTGATGCCTTCGCGCCACTACGCTCCCTCGCGGCCAGACCTACAGAAGGCGCGCAAGACGGCCGACGATTACAACAAAAAAGACGTGGATATTGCGATGGATCCCATTGTGGGGGGCATCGTGGAGACATGGATGGAGCGTTGTTCGGACCGGCGCACGATCGTCTTTGCGAATTCGGTGACGAAGTCGATCTGGCTCGCTGAGCAATTTCGTGCAGTCGGAGTCTCTGCAGAGCACTGCGATGGAGGCGCTCCCGATCACTATCGCGATGCGGTATTCGATCGGGTAGGGAGTGGGGAAACGCAGGTTCTGTGCAATGTCGATCTCGCAACGTACGGGCTCGACATCCCAGCTGTCAGCTGTGTCGTGCTTGCTAATCCGACCTTGAGCGTTGTGCGCTATCTGCAGCGGATCGGGCGGGCGGCGCGGCGCGATAATGCTACTGGCAAGAAAGACTTCATCATTAACGACCACTCAGGCGCCGTGTATGAGCACGGGTATTTTGAGGATGATCGGTATTGGAGCCTGCAGGGTATCAAGAACGTCAGTCATAAAGGGAAGGGGAGATCGCGGACGGGTAAGCGCAAGGAGGAGATCCTGCGGTTGCGCTGCAAGAAATGCACGCTGGTCTTTTCGGGTTCGCTCACTTGCCCGGAGTGTGGTTACTACTTTGAGAAGACGGCCAAGCAGTTCCGAGTGGTCGATGGCGAACTCCAGCCCATCAAGGAGATCGAGCCAGAGCTGGAGTTGGTGAAGCGAGCGTTCTACGCGGAGCTGCTTGGGTACGCCCAGGAGAAAGGTTACAAGCCCGGCTGGGCTGCGTATGCCTACCAGAGCAAGCACAAGAAGATGCCGCCTCGAGAGTGGAGCAACTCGAAACCCGCAGCCCCGTCTCTTATGACGCTGCGCTACCTCAAGTACCTCACCATTCGGCGCTCCAAACACAAAGAGAAAGCCCCATGAGCAAGATGGATATCTTCTGGTGCGTGGTAGGTGGGCTTATCGCTGGCGCGTTGGTGTGTGACTGGGTATGGCCTCGATTTCGTGAGTGGCGCGCCTTGCGTCGCAACCGCCGGCTGGTAGAGCACATGTCTTTCCCTCTGCATATTCCTCGTGGGCGCCAGCGCCATGGTTGAAGGGATCATCGCGTTTCACGGGCTTGTGGAACTGATAAATGCGACGTGGTCGCTCGATTCAGGGCGAACGGTTGAGTTGAGACTCGCGGGGGAGGCCTTCGACCGGATCCATCCTTTCAAGAAGTTCCAGCAGCGCCGCAACGGCAAGATGGGGACGCGGTTTAAGGCGGTATTCGCGCGGGCGTGTGATGGGGAACAAGTGTTGGATATGGAAGTAATGCTACAGTCTTGGAAAGACAGCTCTGCCATCGGGCAGTCGATCACATTGTGGTTGGATGACGAATTCGAAACACATCCCTTTTGTGCGTGTACGCGCCGCAAGAATGGCACGCCTGGAGATATGTTTGCTCTTGTGCTTGTGGAGTTAAATGATGACGAATCCCCAGTCAACCAAACGCAGCAGGAGCTTGTTTCTCGGAGAGCGTCTAAATCTCCAGTTCCATGCGAGCCGCCTCAAGACGGAGCAAATCCTCAGCAAGATGGGCATTGCGATTCGCCAGTTGCAACAAAGGCGGCGGGCAGCACTGGATACGGAGATGCTTCTAGAAATCCTGCATCTCGAGTTGGTAAGTCGACAAGGTCGAGGCGATTTTCCTCGTCAGTTCACTTGCTTATCACAAGCCCACTTTATGTCCGCTGGCTCCAAGAAACGAAAGGGACGCTCGTCAAAGAGTGGACTCCGGAGCTCGCCCGGCAGTACACGAAAAAGGTCCTCCACATCGAAAGCCTCTCGGACCTAGACCGCGACCCTGCAGCTGTGAAACGCTTCCATGAGCAGATCCGCCGCGGATATGAAAAATGGGCGTACCAACACCCATGAAAGTTGACATACACAAGCTGGATGAGCAGATCAAGTTCTTGCGAGATCAGGCCTCACGGCTGGATGACCTACGGGCGAAGCCAGGTAACCAGTGGGCGACCCGCAACGCGGACATGATGCGCGGCATCGCCGCTACGCTGTTAGACCTACGCCGTGAGCAGCAGATGACCGGGATGAGCGGGAAGAAGATCGAATGAAGTGCGACGCTTGCCTTCATGGCGATCACGCCAACTGCGGAATGCAGACGTGGTGCGACTGCGAGGATGAACGGGACGGGGTTCAAGAGGCGGGTTCTGACTGGAGCGAATGGGATGCTTATGAGGAAGACGGGCCACTTGATCTAGAGGATCAGCTGGAAAACGCCGTGGAGCGTGGAGGGATGACCTCAAAGAGGCATTGCTTCCACCACGAACTGCTTAGGGCGCGGGAGGATGATTCCGACGCGCTGACTGACGTGTGGTTTTGCCCGGAACCGGGGTGTGGTTTTGAGATCGATAAGCGCTCTATTGAGACGACAGAGCCTAAATATCGGCAACAGTGCGACATGGCTTTTGGGTGGATAGAGGTGTGCAAACAGCTTACGTATCACAATAAGGAATGGGTGCAGCAAACTGGCACAGGAGTTGATTGCGCTCTTCAGGAGATTCGGCGGCTACAGGCCTTAGAAAAGACACTCAGGAACCGACCCCATGACTGAGCCAAACCCAACTGGCGCCGTTCGTATCCGTGACATGGCATGGAATGAGTTCATGCAGCTGCTGCGTACGCTGGGGCCGGAGATCGGCAAGCTGATGAAGAACGGGGATCAGCTAGCCACTACGGTGATGGCGTACTACCGCTATGCGCATGATCATCCGCGTGACCAGAAGGCGAACCTGAACCTGCGCACAGCCGTTGAGGACTACATCAACCGCGACTTGCGGGACGCGGAGCGGCTCGAGTTGGGCGGTAAGTTCGGTCACCGCCTGCCGGAGCCTGAGAAGGAAAGCGGCCCGCGTATCTTTGTGCCTAATACAGAGGGGGTCAATCGTGCCTGATCATCGGCCCGAAGATCGGATAAACCCTCACGAGAAGTGGCTCCGCAAGCTTGTGGCCGAAATGCAATCCGCGATGCCGCCAACCATGAGTTGCATCGTGAATACCATTCTCCAAGCTGCGGATGAGATCGGCAGACTTCATGAAACCTTGACCTGCCCTAGCCTCACTGTAACTGCTTCGACAGAGCAAATTAAAGCCGTGCTGCATGACTGGGACAAGGGGCGCCCCGTCAACACGCAGGATCTGATCAACGCGCTGGCATGGCGGGTAGCGAACCAGCGCCGGGAGATTGCGCGACTTCAGGGCCGATTGGATAACGCGTATGGTGGCAATCATGGCTGAGCATAAGTCTGCAGATGATGGCCTCCTCTCGTGTCCATTTTGCGCTTCATCTGATCTCACTCTGATTTCCGTCAGCACTGACTTTGTCGATGACGGCCATCAAGTTGAATGTGACCAATGCCATGCCGGCGGCCCGATCATGCTCACAGCACCCGAAGCTCAAAAAGCCTGGAACCGAAGCGTGGTGCGCACATGACTGGGACTGCAGATACGGTTCCGTATCGGGTTGAAAGCGCTGGCGATTCTGGAGGAAATGCGATGAGCGAAGCTAACCGTTCCAAGGAGACGGTCTATACGCTGCTGTGCCCACAGTGTGGTGGCAACATTCACACTTGCCCGTGCACGAGGAAGTCATGACCAAGGAAAAGCGCACCGGCCTACACACATCGGGACTTCGCAATAGCACTCGATTTACTGACTGCTGCGGACTAGCGGTGGATCCACGGCGCGATACGAACTGCCCGGGATGTAAGGCCGTGCTCCACGAGATTCGCAGGAGTATGAAAACATGATCAAGGAACTGAGAATCGGACCGTATGTCTTTGAGAGCGACAATGATGGGCACTTCTACGTGATCCCGAAGGCCCGTATGGCGGATTGGTCACAATGGCTGGAGAGCGACGATGCGCAAAACGGCATCCCACCTGACTGGGCGGATGTTGTTGGCGGCAATCCTTCGCTGATCTCTTTCCCGGAGTATTCCCGTGACTGATGCAACGCTCACCTCAAATGAGCGCCTCAGAAGTATTGCCCCTATTGCGGGAATCTCATCGCGTGGTGCGATTACGTCGAGGAGGATTGCGACGATGAAGAATGAAGTTCTGACATCGGAACAGCGCGCCGCGTGGGTCGACGGCCTTGCGGAGTGGGTCGAAGGAGATGTTGCTTACCTGTCAGTGGCATTCACCTGGAAGATTTACGAAGCGCGCGATCGCGCCCGCATGTACGCCTCGCATGGTTACCGCGTGAAGGCCGGCGGCCCGGCTCTGTTCCTGCCTTCGCGGCGCAAGCTGCTCGAGCAAGACGCCGAGATCGGCGGAATGCTGCCCGATGTAGTCCGGCGCCATCACCCCTGGGCGACGGTCGCCAGCAGAGGCTGCCCCGCTGATTGCTGGTTCTGCACTGTCCCAAAGATGTGGGGCACCACGTTCACGCTAATTCCAGACTTCCCGGTGCGGCCGATTCTCTGCGACGACAACCTCTCGGCGCTCCCGGTCGAGTATCAGGACCACATCATCGCGCGCTACCAGGCCGAGGGCGTGGCGCTGATCGATGCCAATTCGGGATTCGAGCCGATCGCGTTCGACGGCGGAACCTTCGAGCGCTGGTCGAAGATCATGCGCGGCGCCTGGCGCTTCGGCTACGACGAGCTCAAGGAGCGCGAGCCCGTGCGAGCGATGATGAAGGTCCTGCGCGATGGCGGCGTGAAGCCTCGCAAGATGCAGGTGTATTGCATGATCGGTCACGAGCCGATGGCCGACTGTCTCCAGCGCATCCAAGAGATTATCGAATGGGGCGGCGAGCCCTACGTCCAACGCAACATGAAACTCAACGCGCTCGATAAGACGCCCTGGGTGCGGCACGACTGGACGCTGGAACGCCTCGCTGCAATGGCCCGCTGGGCCAATCGCCGGATCTGGCGGTATGCCTCTTTCCAAGAGTACGACGCCAATGCTAAGACTTCGCGCCGCGTGTCAGAAGCTCAAATGGTGCTCGTATGACCGACAATAACCGGACCTCAAAACAGGAACTCTATGAGATTGCGCGGACCATGGAGTGCAATGGCGGCTGGCACATCGCGGCGCTCAAAGTCAGAGCTGCCGCTGATGAGATTGAGCGGCTACGCCCCGTGGCGCAATCGTGGGAAAGCTATGAAGCGGCCCAGGAGTGCAAAGCTCAAATGCGACAGGACGAGACGACCGGTGACAATGCGCTTCTGTGTGAGAACTGCGATTCGGAGGAACCGCTGAAGGCCGCAATCTGTCTGGGCTGTTGGAACAAACTGGCGCAGGAGGTCATCGAGCTTCGCAAACAGATTCGACCTGCTGTGGAGCCGACACGTTGTCAGTGTGGCTCGCCGCTGGAGACGGTACAGATATGCCGTCATTGTGGATTCGATGGTGTACCTGCTGTGAAAGCCTCCGCGTGTCCCTGTGTCCAATACTGCGCCGATTCTCAGCAGGCGGCGCGGCACCTTGGATGCAAGGGCTTCCCAAAACATCCAACGTACGACCGCTGAAAGTCTCCGCGCCTCATGATTGAACTTGCTGCTCGCTGTATTAGCCCGACTAACTGCCCCTTTGCAGCCGGTACTTTCTGCGAGAATCCTCTCTGCGCTACCGAATCCGATGAGGTTGAACTGCCATGCTCCGTTTCCGGTCACGAAAAGAAGCTGCGGAAGCTGGCGTGTTGCGTGAGCGGACGAACTCCCGTGACGCTTCACCACACAAGGGGAGGATCGATGGCGACCAGTCCGTTCGGCACTCCGGGGATTGGCCAGAAGCAGAACCCAGCGCTACAGATCCCCCTACACCTCGAGTACCACGTCGGAAGCGAAGGGATCGACTGCCGAATCAACGGCGGGGTGAAGAGCTGGGAGGCGAGGCACGGGGCGCAAGTGGAGCATTTGAGCTCGACTTCGCGCCTACTGAAGTACAGCCTGTGGTTCCTCGCGTGGCAATGGAGCACCCCACTGGTGCGGGCACGTGTCGAACGTTACTTGCAGGAATCGCGCTCCCGCTTGCTCCCACAGTGAACCATTATTGGGGACAGCGCGTAGTTTGGGTGGCGGCACAGAATCGACACATGGCGCTTACCTACGTGGGCTCGATAGGGAAGAAATATCAGCAAACAATTCGCGAGCTGCTGCTGGAGCGTCAAGCGTGGTTCCGCTCGCCTCATCCTCTTTTTGCGCGCTTCGTGATTTGTTTCCGGGATGAGCGCAAGCAAGACTTGGATAACAGATTGAAAGTTGCGATCGATGCATTGAAGAACGGTAATCTGTTTTTAGACGATTCCCAGATTGAACATATCGAAGTACGCCGCGGGCCGACGATGAAAAACGGAGCGATGTTCGTCTGGATTGAGGAATTCGTCCCAGATCGAGGGGCGGCTCTACGGTGGGTCAAGACTCCGATATAATCAACTTTCAGGGCTAGGCGTGGCACGGCCAGGCGAGCTGGGGTAAGGCGCGGCTAGGCAAGGCATGGGGAGCAAGGATGCTCCGATCAAAGCTGAGTAGCTTTCCCTGGGCGTACCTCGAAGACGTGATAATCCGCTATTCTGCGTATATAGCCACGCGCTTTATCTGCTAATTCCAGTCGTGCGACACAACTCCCGATATAGCCGGCGCCTTCTGGAATCACGCCCCCTGCCATCACGACGACAAAATGCCGCTGATGCTTCACGTCGAAGGCCTTCGTATCCGCATCCTGCAGGACCTCCGCAAAGAGACATGGGCCGCGTTCGTCCATGCAGACATAAAGTACGCGGGCGCGCCGCGGCATATCGACGACTTGCGGCTGCGCTTCGCAGGTGAGCGCATACTTCAGGATTAGGCGAGCCATGAGACCTCCGCGGATGAAACAAGATGCAACAACGAGTAATAATGCCACGAAGCGGCCAGTCGCGGAGATGGATCTACGGTTCGGGTTTCCTGGGAAATTGCCGAAAGCGAGAACTGGCGCGGATGGAGAAAAGCTATTTCAATTCTTTCAGGGAGTCGCCAAAGGCTTAGATATTCGGGCCGCAGCGCGGAAGGCTGGCTACGGTGAGAAATGGGCTAAGGTGTATTCCTACGGGTATGTCCGGGATCACAAGGACTACATCGAATGGCTCCAGGCACACATGGCGCAGGAGACCGCGAAGCTTATTGCAGTCGATGAGGAGTGGGTCGTCCAGCAGCTTGCGCAGATCGCCAGTGCGAATGATTACGACTACTTGGCTTTTGAGACAGGGAAAGACGGAAAGGTCACAGTGCGTCGCAAGCGTTTAGACGAACTCACCCGTGAGCAGATGATAGCGATCGAGGTTTTCGGGGAGCCGGATGCTCCGCGCTACCGGTTCCGCGATCGAGATGGGAGTTTGGAGAAGCTGGGGAAGAAACTGGGGCTCTTCAATGAAAGAATCATCATGGAGCATCGCCATCGTCACTTACATGTCGCTTTCGATTTATCGAAGGTCTCCATGAAAGATTTGGAGGCGTTGGAGGGGCAGTTTGAAGGGCTACTTGGGGAGGCGGATGCGAAAAAATGAGTTGTGAGCGCGAGAAAGTCAAACAACAGCTCGACACGTATATTGATGAGCGCAGGAAGCTCTTTATGGCCGGCTTCGCTCGCTTCGTGCTAGAACGGGGCATGGAAACGATCGCTCCTGAGCTCAAAGGCAAGCCGCGAGAACGCTGGATCGACGTAGGGCGCCGTCTCTATGGCAAGGAGCACTTCGATGGGGCCTTGCGCGCTGAGCTTGCCGCCCATCCTGAGTTACGCAAGAAACGGGAGAAAGCACGTGCCCAAGGCTGATTACCCTCAATACGAGGCCATCAAGGCGAAGTTCGTAGCCCAAGGCAAGCCACTTGCGGCCGCCAAGACGAGCGCCGCTAAGATCACCAACTCTCGCGGCGGCGCGGTTCCACCCAGTCATCCGAAAGCACGACGTAAACCATGAATGACAAAGAAAAAGACCCCGTCCCAGCGGTCGGCCAAGCGGCGGTCTCGATTCTCCTCGATCGCTTCCAGGAGTTGGCGAAGAAGGGAGAGCTTCAGGCGCTGGTCATCGGCTTTGTGAAGACTGATGGTGGAGCGGCGGTACAGTCGACGCCAATGAACGCAATCATGATGAACCATCTCTGCCGGCTCATCGATCGACGGGTCTCAAGGGAGTATGACCGAGCGCTGGCTCAGGCCAGCGGGGCTCGAGCGACTACGGGAGCTGGCGCCGTACCAGAGAATCCGCGGCAGTCCCCCGCCGTTCAGCTGCCCCGCAATGTGCGGCGCCAGGTCGAGAAGGCGCAACGCAAATTGCAGAAGCGCGCGGCAGCGAAACAACCTTCCTTTGAGCGAGAGCCGATCATTCGTCGGCAGCCGAGCTGATATGCGGAGCCTGCAGGAACGCTTTGATGAGAAATGGTTGCCTGCCGTAGTCGTATGGGAGGACGATCCGTGTTGGGTATGGATTGCAGCCTTCAATTCAAATGGCTATGGCGAGATTGGTATGGGCAGTAAAACGGACGGGACTCGTCGGCCGCATAATGCCCATCGGGTCGGATATGAACTATATCGAGGGACGATACCTAAGGGCCTTGAGCCCGATCATCTATGTCGGTTCCGTGCATGCGTAAATCCTTGGCATATGGAACCAGTCACTCATAGTGTAAATGTGCAGCGGGGGCTTGCTCCTGGGCTGCTTCGCGCTCGACAACTGGCTAAGACGCATTGTCCGAGCGGACATCCCTATGCCGGTTCCAACCTCTATACTACAAAAGAAGGGTGGCGACAGTGCCGAACGTGCAGCAACAGCCGGCGGAATCGGTACCGCTAGATCGTCAAGTGGCGTGCGCGAAACGCGAGCTAAAGATTCGACGCGATGCATATCCGACGTGGGTCAGGGCTGGACGTCTCAATAAATTCAAGGCAGAAGATGAGATTGCTGCGATGGCGGCGATCGTCGCGACCCTTGAGGGACTTCAGGTAGCATCGAAGAAGCCCTAGCGCTACAGTACGGGCTTCACTCGGAGGTCCTATGCCCCCCATCACGCCGACAGCGCGCTCGCGGTTGAGTGGTCAGACGTTTGGGCCTTCTGCTACCCCCGCTCAGCGAATTTCAACCCGCGCTCTTCCGCTTGGGAAGACACAAATTCCAGTGGGAAGCGTGGCTTCGCGCATTTCCGCGGCCCGGCCCGGCGGAGCTGCTCCAACCCCTCTTGCCCAGCCGATGCCTGGTGGCCGTCCAGCGGCAGGCGGGGGTTTCGGGTCTGGCGTAGGATTTGCTTCTCCCGCAGCTGGGAGTGCGCCTATGCAACCACCGATGCGCGCCACACCGACACAGGGCATGCCTCAGGGCACGATAAGCAATGCGTCTCCGGAGATCGCGAGCGCCCTCTCAGCGGGCTTTTAGGAGATATCGATGCCAGGTCGATCAGGTCGCGATGAGATGCAAGGGGCCCCCCGTTCTTATGGGGCTCCCTTGGGCGCACAAGAGCCGGTAAACGCCACAGACCGCCCCAAGGTCGGGCCCGCTCCCGAAAACGTGCAACGCGCTGCCTTAGCGCAGCAAGGGCTCTACCGAAAGCCAGTAGGCTCAGCTGCTACTCCAGCCCCGCCGAAGTCCGCAGCCCCGCCGCCAAACGATAGCCCGACTCGCGACCTCAGCATCGGAACTGCCGCGCAGCGCATCCAAGCGAACCCCAGCAACATTGAGCGAGCGATCAACGAGCAGAGCCAGTAATGCGGTTTAGGCGGGGCTACTTGGTTCCCTTGGGGGCATGGCTCCTCATCCTAGTGGTCGCCTATGCCTCACTCGCAATTGGGTTCGGCAACCCTTACGTTTTTGATGGGGTCGCGGCTTTCTTTGGATCCGCCTCTTCCTCCCCTTCTCCCGACACGACGGTAGTTCCATGAGATTACGGACCCTGCGCAGGCTCGGCGCGTTCTTTCTACTTCTTGCGCTGTGTCCTTTGGCTCACGCGACTGATCTCACAGTCAAATGTGATGCGCCCACGATGGGCACGGACCCGACTACTGGACAGGTTGTGCCAATTCCGTCTGATGAGACGGTCACCTTCAATCTGTATGGCGCAGATCAGGGATCGCCCTTAGTCTTGCTAACGCCCACTCCGTTGACGACGTGTCTGAGCGTTCGGACTAATGTGGACCCTGGGACAACCAAGTGCTACGCATGGGGCGCTTTGGGCACTCGGAATGGGCAAAGCGCCGAGAGTGTCCACACCGCACCCGTATGCAAGTACGTTCCCCTGCCGCTCTTTACGCCCCAGCCGCCCACAAACCCTACGGTCAACATGGTGACTGTCGCGACCACTGTGTACATGGAGTTACAGGTGCCGAACGGATTCAGTTTTCTCGCGGTGGGTACGGTGCCCCTTGGGACTGCCTGTGACCCGACTCAACGGGTGAATGATTTTTATGTGATTCCTGCAAGCGCTGTCACATGGAGCGGTAATATTCACCGGCTTGCGGCGCTGGCCGCGTGTAGCATCAATTAACCCCCTTTTTTGGAGAGATATAGATGACGACAATTACGGTTACGGTCGCCAAGACCACCGCCCCCTTGCCGGCTGGCGTCACGTTCGCGGCCACCTCCATTGCCGTGGTCGATAACAGCGGGGCGAAACTGCCTGCCGTGTCGGTCAATGGCACGGAAACGCCGCCGTGGACCGCCGTGTTCACGGGTGCCGTGGGTACTGCGGAAGCCTCGGCCACCATCCAGGATCTCGACACGAACGGTAACCCGATCGGGAACCCGATTGTTGTCACGGAAACGGGCACTGGCGGGCAGCCTGCGACCTTCCAGCAGAGCGCGAGTGCGACCATCTCGGTGACCTGAGCATGTCAGAGCTCGAGCGCATCGAGCGACGGCTGATTGAGGCAGAAGGATTGCTACGGCAGTCGCTGAAGCTCCAGGAGCGACAACTTCTCCTGGAGGACGTGATGGTCCAGCTGCTGCAGCAGCTCATTAGATTGCTGGTGGAACCGACTGCATACCCGCAATCCACTGGTGGCTCGATCAGCGTCAAATAGATATGGGGCGCTCTGCAAAGGAACTTCGTCGAAGTCTGGTTCCGATCACTGGGTTATCTCCCATGAATGACACGGCCCTGCTTCGTTCCGCAGTTCCCGCAGATGCGCCCCAGCCCCTTGCGCAGAAGGTGAAAGACCGAACGCAACAGATTCGTAACGCCATGCCAAAAGGATCCCTGCGATGAATCCCAAGATCCCCCCTCTGGTAAGCGGCAGGCCGCCGCAACCGCCTGCTACCCCGAATACCGCTGCGCTTAGCCGTCCTATTCCGCCCCCGGCTGGCAAGCCTGCTCTCGTGGCCACGGCTCCCACGGCCGAAGGCGTCATGCAGCGGTTGAGATACTTTGAAAATCTCGCTGGCCAGTACGAGCACTACATCAAGACGCTGCAGGCGGCCCTCGCCCGCACGGGACAAGCCGTCCCAGTTGGCTACTTCGCGCCGCTCACGGGCGAAGCAGGTAGTTACACGCCGAAGGTCAGCGCGAGCTAAACTGCACAAACGCAAGTGAGGCCACGAGCGACTTATGGATAGTGCGGACGCCAAGGACGGCGGACAGGGACAAGATCGCTAGGGATGGCCTTTAAACAGCGTCAGCACACTTGGCGCGCGGTACGAGATGCTTGCCCAAGACCTGACGCCCGTTCAGCGGGCCGAGCGCTACTACACGGCGGTAACGGCTGAGACCTGCCGGCGCTCCTTACGCAAATTCATCAAGCGCGTCTGGTCTCTCATTGATCCCAAGCCGTACGTGGAGTCATGGCACACAGATGCCATGTGCGACCACCTTGCGTACTTGGCTATTGGAGACATCAAGAACCTGATGATCAACATTCCGCCGCGGCTCACGAAGAGTTCGGTGGTCTCAGTCGGCTTCCCAGCGTGGGTCTGGACAGACGAGCCGACCGTCCAATTCCTCGCTGCGTCATACCAAGCCGCTCTTGCGGAGGGCGATGCAGTGAAGATGCGCCGTATCGTCGAGAGCGAGTGGTACCAGATCCGCTTCCCAGGCGTAATCCTCCTAGGCGATCAGAACCGCGTCGACGACTTCCGCAACGTTCACGGCGGCTATCGCCAGACCATCTCAGTAGGGGGCGTGACCACTGGTAAGGGTGGAGACATCCAGCTCCTAGACGACCCGCACAACGCCTTCAGCGTGGAGTCTGACGCCGTCAGGAAGTCCACCATCCAGTGGCACGACAACGCTTGGCGCTCCCGCGTCAATGACCCCAATACCGCCCGCCGAATCTACGTAGGTCAGCGCACCCACGACGGAGACGTATTCGGGCACGTGCTAGCCAAGGAAGAGAAGCGCTGGGTACATCTGAACCTCGCTATGGAGTTCGACGGCTCCAGACGCTGCATCACGTATCGCAACAAAGGGGAAGGTCCCTACGGGGATCCGATCTTCAAAGACCCGCGTGAGAAGCCCAATAGCCTGCTATGCCCCGATCGCTTCGATGAGAAGACTGCCCAAGCCGAAAAGGAGGCTATCAGCGAGCGAACTTGGAACGCTCAATACCAACAGCAGCCCGAAGGAAAGGGCGGCGTTATCCTCAAAAGGAAGTGGTGGCGCAGGTGGGAGTGGCCAGATTGGCACCCCGAATATCGTAAGACTGAGAGGCCCTTACCGGAGATTCTTCAGGTCATTCAGGCGTATGACACGGCCTTTGAGGACTCAGAGCAGGACAGCTTCACGGTGCGCACCACGTGGGGATTGTTCGAGCATGCTGATACCGTCAGGATGACCAACGGGACCACGAGGGAGATGCCGCCCAAGGTCAATGGGATGCTCTTGGAGCGCCGCAAGTGGCGTCCCAGCTTCGGGGAGCTCCGGGACGATGCGGTGGACTCAGCCAAGCAGTTCAACCCAGACCGGATCCTGGTTGAGAAGAAGGCCTCAGGCCACTCGCTGGTTCAGGAGCTACGGCGCAAGGACCTGCCAGTACGGGCTGTGAAGATCCAAGGGGACTTGATCTATCGGGCCCACATGGCGGCCCTCCCCCTCGAGAAGGGCTCCATCTGGTACCTCTCTCGCAATTGGTCGAAGGACCTGATCGAGGAGTGCGCGAAGTTCCCGAACGTCGACTTCAATGACCAGGTGGCCTCTTGCGTCATCGCGTGGATGTATATGCGCCGCTACATGGACCTTCAGCTCGAGGACGACGAGGAGAATGAGGAAGTGGAGCTATTCAATCCCAAGATCATGCAACAGAGGATCGGCTTCTATGGCTAGCGGACAGAGCGATATCACGACGTGCGATGAGGACGGATGCTTCCAGGAGGCCATTGAGGGGAGTGCGAAGTGCGGCAAGCATGACCCTGAGCGCATGAAAGTGTTGCTAGCCGCACAGAAGGCGCGCCACAGCGATGCTGGGCCCCCGCAGACGCTGGACCAGTTGAACGCGAAGATCGTCGAACTCTTCCACTGCATGGATGGACCGCCGGTCGCCTATTTCGAGATACCGATCGAGAACGGAGTAGTTGAGGGGGCGGTTGAGCGTTTCACGTATGTGACACTGGGGTGGATCACGAGTGGTGAACGTACACCGCCAAATGAAGCGCAGCTGGTCAAAGCGATGCTGGAGCCGTTCATTGCTGCGCGCCGCAAGCTGGTCGGCGATGCCGGCAACGACGAAGTATTCAAACCATTGCTCTTCTGGCGTCGCAGGATTGCCATCTACGAGGACGGCGACAAGCAGCTGAAGATTCAGTGCCGAGTCGTCATTCCTGGGGTGGATCTCACGGATTGGGGGAAGGATGAGGGAGCCCTTTACCGACGAGTGTGACATTCTGTTGCATCCTGTTACACTAAACGCCCTATAGCGGAGGTCTCATGTCCAAAGAACTACCCAAATACGTTTGCCACAAGGAGGTGCATGCGCTTCAGATCAAGGCAGTTGACCGCAGGGACGGTAAGTACTTCATCGTGCCAGTGGAAGAGGGATACGAGCCGATCGAAGTGGAGGCAGCGTGGATCGACAAGCATGGGCCCGTGCGCGGGGGGTATCTGGTCATCTACAAAGATGGCTACCGGAGTTTCTCGCCTCGCCGTGCCTTTGAGGAAGGCTACACGGCGGCCTACACATGAGGTGGCTCAAGCTGTTCATTCGCTCGCTCACCCAGTGGGCATGGGAGCCGGAGCTCTCTAAAGGACTGGAGGCCCTTGAGCACTACTCAGATGCGCGGCGCATCGCGATGCTTGAGAAGCTCCGGTGCAGCATGCTGGAGGAGCTGTTTCGGGAGAAGCAAGCGAAGATCACGCGGCTACAGCTAGCCTACAGCGCCCGCAAAGCGCCGCTCTACGAAGACATGCGCAAGGAGAACCCAGTCAAGGACGCTGAATCGCTCGCGCAGTCGATCAGCGTCATGGCCGCAAAGGCCGAGGCGTATCGCGCCAGGTACGGCAGGCCGATGAAGTGGTCAGACGGTACGGTGCAGGGAGTGCCTGGGGACCAGCCGAATGTCGCGGTAGGAGAGGGCTGGTAATGCCAGTGAAGCGCCCCATTCTGGATTTCCCCCGCGATGCTCGAGGGCTCTACATGCAGCCCTCTCTACGGGAGTACCAAGACCCGAAGCTGCAGACTCTGGAGCAGCACAATCGGGACCGAGCGGCCGCGAAGGCAGACTACGCGGATAGGGTGAGTGGCAATCCACATACGGTAGATCCCGCGGGGCGATACAACTGTGGCCGGTGCAACCAGGCAGAAGGGACGAACTGCCTAATCATGGATATGAGCATGCTGCCGACCGGAAAGGTCGATCGTGAGGCAGGAAGCTGCGGCAAGTACGAGATCACCTGCGCTGGGGATGCGGAGATGAAGCTGCACCGCGAAAGCCCGGTGACACTGCGCTATGGGATAGCCACGAACGGCCATCGCTTCGGGTGCGAGGTCTGTCCGCTGAAGGTCAAAGCACACGTTCCCGATAGCATGGGACGCACACTGTGGTGTGGATGGTGGTACGCGCGGGTATTCCCCAACGCCTGTTGCGCTGACAACGCCGCGCCGACTCGCAAGATCAAATATCCGGCGAAGGCATATGGCTATTGAAAAGCGCTACGAGCATCTTCCTATTGCCGTTGATCTATCGCTGAGCGGCCTCAGAGTGGCCGGTAAACGCGTAGGTCCGCAGTCGAGGTACGAGCTCCACGTCGGTCCCTTGGAAGAAAACCGCGCAAGAGTGCTGGGACCTACGGTCTTCGAGAGCGTAGAAGTGATCGTTGATCCTTCCTTAGCTCCCTACGAGTGGTTTCTACGTGGGGTAGAAAACCAGAAAGCGGTAGGAGCGAAAGGGCCATGACTTGGTCCATCGGTGATCGCGTGGAATACCAGAGCATGAGCAGCACGTACATGTTCCGGGGCGTGATAGAGGGCTTTTTCGGCAAGGACCGGCAGATGGCGCTGTGTACGGATCAGACGGGACGTGGCTCGCGGCCGGTGAATATTCGGCGCCTCAAGCGTGCGACGCTGGGCATGTACAGCACAGGGCAGGTGGCCTGATGCCGTGGATGCCACTTGTCGCGGTCGCGATCCCTGCCTTTATGGAAGAGTGGCGGGAGGATGACTGCGCTTTGCTTCGCGCTGACGATGATGGCATGGCGCAGCCGTACATCCGGCTCAGCGGCATCTCGGAATCGCGGATGCTGAGTTGGGCGGAGCTAAGGGCACTTCGCAAGGAGGTCGAGGAGCGCGGACTCAGTTGCTGGCTGCCGGCATTGGAGCGCGGCTTGAGTGCGTCACCATGAAGCGCCGAGACTTCCTATTGAAGCTCGGAGCCGGCTCAGTTGCGGTGGTTCTTGTGCCAGCGGCGATCGCCGAGAGCGACGGAGTATCGCTCTACAGCACCGCGCCCCCTCAAGACCTCACTGAGGAATCCCTCGAAAGACTCTGTGAGGAGCTTCGCGCTGATACCGTAGAAACCATTGAAGTCAATCTGCCCGTGCACGAATTCCACCCATATTCGGCCCGCTGCATTCACTGCGGAGTCACGCAGCTCTGGGTAGAGGAAGGGTACGCGCCAGTGATGTGTTACGCGCAGAACTTCCGCCTGCCGCTATCGTCGCTGATCAAATGACCGAAGACGAACTCAAGCAGGGAGAAGAGCTAGCCGAATACTTGCAGGTGTGTATA